ATTTATTTATCAATCGTATCGCAAAAATAAGGCTCTGCTATATGTTCAAAGGAATAACCTCTGCTTATCATTTGTTGCATTATCTGTGATTTAATATCGCCTTCTTGAACTATGATTTCTTGATGAGGCTTTCTTAAAAAAAATGGAACACTATATAGCTCTTTAGAATTAAAATATTTAGTGTAGCTTACTCCATTTATATTAACTAATATATCAGTAAATATAAAACCTAGCTTATCGTCTTTTAAAAAATCTGACATGATAGATTCATATTCTCTAACCTTAGTTGTATTTGAATCAATTATTGCTACAACTTCTCCGCTAGTGATTTTGCTCAAACTATCATTAAATTGCTGTGGTGTTGTAATTACTATTTCTTTGATAGGCATGGAACCACCTCCGAAGATTCGTAAATGAACTTTTCTGCATCTTCTTCAAACTCTAAAACTTTGTCTTCAAGGTTTCTATGAAAGCTATTTCCACCGTGTTTTTTATGAGTGGTTTTATTCACAATCATTCCATTAATTCCTTCTACTGATTTTACGAAACCTATTTGTTTCATATCAATAAGTATAGCATCATTTAGTTCCTTGCTAAAATCTTTAGGCACTAAAAATCCTGCGTCAAAGGTAGTGTAGAATGGATACGGTTTTTCTTTATTGTTATCAAAAGCTAAGTCAGTTAGGTCTCTTTTGTCTAGATTTTGATCGTATACATTCTTTAGGCTGTATTGATGAAAATTAAAGCTTTGTAGCAATTCTAATAGTTTAGAGGGGGCTACTGTTTCTCCTCTTCCTTCTTCTTCACTATAGTCAACAAAAGCCATATTAAAAACAGTTACCAAGTTAGGACTAACTTCTTGATCTTGTAAAGAAAACAGTGTTTTTTTAAGTTCTTTATATTTAGAGTCTTTATCAAAGAAAACTATAGCGTGGTAAGGCACTTTAGTTTGAAGTTTTACTATATCTTGCCAAGTACTACTCGAATAAGCTTTCATAACCTCTTCGTTTCTGTAGAACATACAGAATCTACCATTAATTAGTTTGAACTCTTTGTTGGAATCATCAAATACTTCAATTACTGGCACTCCTGCTTTTTCGTAGTCTTGTATTTTATTTAAAGAACACCCGCTTTGTTTGTTTGGGTTTTCTCCATCATATTTAGCAAAAACACAGTCTCTACAAACCGTATGTATTTGACTTACTTCGATCTCTTGATTTTCTTCCATTCTAGTTCCTTTCTACTATAATGCTGTATCTTCCTGCGTTAACATTGGCAAAATTTACTTTCCATCCATTGTTTTGAAAATGTTCTTTTAAAAATCCTATAGAATAAAAATTCTGAAATACTACTCTTTTTCCATATAGTTCATCTGCACCGTCTTGTAAAATCTTTTTACAAAACGCTAGACCATCAAAACCTTGAAGTGTTAGTTTGCCGCCCGTTTTTATTTTTACAGCAATCGCTTCTAATAGGTTTTCTGTAGGGTCAACTTCTAAAACATCTAAAACTTTTATATGTTCAAAGTATCCGTCTGGTGCTTGCATTAATTGTCCAACTACTACATCTTGTGCTTCTAGTGGCTCAACGACTAAGTTTACTTTTTTTCCTATCATTTTATCTCCTGATGTAAGGTGTGTTTTCTATAAATCTAAAAACATTTTGCCAGCTATTTTTAAAATCTTCTTGTGAAGTGAATACATATTCTTTGGCTATTTTTTTAGTATTGTTAATAGCAGCAAGTTGCTCTTGGCTAAACCCACCATTTAAAAACTGCCTTAAAGTATCATTTACGTTTTGTTCATTCACTAAAAAATAACATTCTTTAGGTATTTCAGAGGTAGCAAAAGAAACAACAGGTATTTCGTTTGCCATACAATTTATTGTGTCTTCGTCTAGATTTTGCCAAAGATTTAAATATATGCCTGCTTCTTCACTATTCTTTGTAATCTCTAACCCTGCAAAAATATTAGCAGGCAACCCCTGTAGGTATTCATCAGGCACAGACCTTGGAACTAAAACCTTCTTTGCTTCAATTGGATTTACATTTAGTACTGGAGCAAGAGGTTTGATCGGCACAGCTACTTTTTGAAAAGGTGATTGCCAAGAAGTGCTAACTTGTTCATTAATACCAATGGTAATATGGCCTGATCTTTTTAACAATGTTTCTCTATCAGTAATGTTTGAACTTGCAAAGAAAGGAATAGGTGTCATCATTTCAGAACTTGCAAAGTCAATTAATATAACTGGAACATGAAGATAGCTAGAAACAGATATGGCTTCTTCATACGATCTACCTCTGTTAATAACTATTATAGCATCAATATCTATTGGTGATTCATTACTTTTTATGATTTCAACATTGTTTGGTCTAGCCCAGTTTCTTATCCATCTAGAGGTTTGAAACCTGTTTTCAAATAAGTAAAAATTAATATCATTAAAACAATACCCAAGACTAAATACATAGCTAGTATAAGAGTCATTAAACAATAATACATTTAACTTTTTGTCTTTTTGAGCAGACCTAGTTATTGAGTTTATCGGATACATATTAATTCCTTTAGTTTTGCATATGATTGTTCTTTATGAGTATTTTTAAACAACTCTCTATTTGTTAAACTACTGCCAGTTTTAGCACAAGTTTTTAAAGCCTTGCATAAAGCAGGAGTGTCCGGTACTTTCCAATAATGTTTTCCTGAATACATATTGGGCAAAGGTCTATTATTTTTTTGACACACATCAGTCCTACTTAATACAGGATAGCAACCTTCTAAAAACATTGCAGTATCTAAAAGGATAGGTCTTGATTTTCCCATCAAACATTCTAATATCTCTTGATTCGTAGAAATATTATAGCCAACATTGATATAGTAGTCGTAATTAAGATGAGCGTATGCTAGTGCTCTAGGGTCATTACTTATTATTGCTATATCTGGATAATGTGTAGAAGAACCGTAGCAGTTCATTTTTGCTTTAATTTGTTCAACCATGTTTTTAATCATTTCTGAATCATTATCAAAAACAATCAAAATAACATTGTCTATTGAAGAAAAACAATTATAGTACGCTGTTAGTGTCTCCATAAGGCCGCTATCATCATCTGGCCCAGCAGTGGTATAAAACACAGTTTTATTTTCTAGTTCTGGAATATCTAAAGTTACTACTTCTTTTGGTTCACTTAGAACCGGAGGAAAGTCAAAAGCAAATATTTTACTTTCTTTTATTCCTGATTCTTTTAGTAATTGTTTTTCAAAAGGAGAAAAAACACAAATCTTATCAAACAGTTTTAAATTTTCAACCCAGCTTAAATTATCTATACGGCAATCGACTTTAGTAATTGCTATATTGTAATTAAAATCGCCTTCATAATTTAGTGTTTCAGGCAAGCCATGTTGTATAATAACATCTTTTTCTTCTACATAAGAATGTTCTTCTTTTATTTCACCCAAATCAACTATATTGTTTGAGTAGTAAAGAGGTCTAGCTACAACGTTTTTAACAGTATGTATTAGCAACTGCAAGAAAGCCCTGCTGGTTTTTCCCCATTCGTCATTTTGTCTATAAGGACCAATATATAATACTTCCTTATCTAGTAATTCTATCGCTGTCATTTTCTTAGTCCTTCGTGTGCTTGTTTAATAAATCCATGCTGTAGTTCTAGGGGTGTATTAGAACATCTTAATTGATCTAAAGCAAATCTTTTTTCAGAGATATTTCTACATTCTTTAAAAACCGTTTCTTGAGTACAGGGCGATAGGTTTCCACCATCTATTATTGCCCCAAAGTTTAAGTTTCTTAAATTACTTAACATTTTATGATTGAACATATTATATCCATCTTGAATCATAGCGGAATAAACCCATTCACAGAATTGAATATTTGAAAGATTTTTAATTGGTTCTTTAGGAATAGGTTTTATGATAGGTGGTATATTCCAATCAAGATTCTTACTCAAATCCACTTGGTCAAAATAATCTTGCCAAGCATTAGCGGAAATATCCCAAGTGTATCTTTCAATACAGTTTTTCCTAGTTTGAATTCTTTGTTGTTTTTTCTGCTCTTTAGTTTGTTTTGCAAAAGCTTGCATTGCTTCAACAAGTGCTTTGTTGTTTGGGTTGCTTCTATCCGCATTAGTTTCCATTTCTCTTTGAAGCATCGGCTCGATGGGATACCCTTTGGTGTAGGAAACTATATCTTCCATAGCACTATAATTAATAGAAGCTATAGGTGTTCCGCACGCTGCTGCTTCAACTTGAGGCATACCAAAACCTTCGCAAATTGCATACTGAACATACAAATCCATAGCATTATATATTTTATGTAGTTCTGAGTGTTCTATTCCGTTTTGAACACTAGGTAAAGATGCTGCAAAACTTCCGCATTTATTACATGTAGTTAATGCGTCTCTATAATGACAGGAGAAAAATTGATTACAAGACCTACAAACATATGTACATAATAACTTAGAACCAATCCCGTATTCATGAGCAAGGGAAGTAATATTCCATCCCATTTTTTCAGGATAGCTTGTATGAATGTATAAGAAAGACTTTTTTCTTGTCTCTTCGTCTGTAGTATCTAAAAAGGTTTTAAAGGCTTTCATTAATTCTGGAAACATTTTTCTCTTTTGATTACGCATAACAGTGCCAAATATGATACTGTCTGTAGGCAGACCTAAAGAAGCTTTATGGTTATCTTTATTAGGAATAATATTGAAGATTACGGGGTCAATAGCAGGAGAAGCACATCCATGTACTTTAACCCTTCCTTTTGTTTGTTTTTCTATGGTTCTTATTCCGTACTCAGAATAAGCCATTAGCCCATCACACTTATTAAACCAATAAAGCCATTCATTTTTTTGTGGTTCGCTATCAATTGTTGGCATCCATACCCAATGAAAAAATGGTAGATATGGGCTGTCAACTATATAAGAATCCATCCAAGGATCACGATATGTAACAACAATGTCTGGTTTAAAATCCAATACTGCTAATTCAAATTTGTGAACCCCCCATTGTACTACTGGGTTTTTATGTTGCTCTGCATAGTCTTTTTCTCCACGCATAGGAGCATTGCCATATATTAACCAGTCACTATCTTTTACTGTGTCCGGTGATCTATAGCAAGAAAATTCAGCTATCTCATATTTTCCAGAACTATGTATCCTTTGCAATATTTCTTTAGCATATGTACCAAAACCAGAAGCTAGTTCTGTTGACTCTGTTACGAATAATACTCTTTTCTTATTCATCTTTATTTGCTTCTCTCAATCTGATTAATAGGTTGTAGAATTTATTTTTAACCGAAGATGGCGACTGATCTAAAATCTTACATATTTCTCTAAACTTGTATCCAGCCTGTCTTAATTTAATAATACTTTTTTCTTCTTCGGTCATATCTGCTGTAAATAACTCCCAAAGTCTTTCCTTATGTTGAGCATCAAAACAAGTATTTTCGATTAAAGATAAAGTCTTATGGTTGTTTTGATTTTTTATTTCTCTAATTATCGACCATCTAATAGGTCGCCAAGCATATGTAGAGAGAGCATTACCGGATTTAAGGTCATATTTTTGTAAAGCTTTCCATAAACCAATTCTTCCCGCATCCATCAAGTCTTGATGCTCAGTGTGATTTTTGGGTTTGAATTTTTTTACAATATCTACAACCAACCCCATGTTTTCTTCTATTAAATCATCCATATGTTATCCTTATTATATACATTGTTTCAGCTTTTGTACCTTCTTAATAATAAAACTTCCGAATTTTTCATCTTTAGTTCCTCTAAACAACAATACCTTTCCAATAGATACGGCTTCTTTCATTCTTTTCCAATCATCAGAAAATATTGTCGTGCTGTCTAAAGTACAAGTGCCGTCACTCAATCTTAAAAATGCCATGACTGAACCCTTGTGTTTTCCATTCTTGGTTTTCCATTCTCTTATATCTTCTACCTGTGCGGCGATAGCTATTGAATTTGAATCAAAACCCTTTAGATATTCTCTACAAGTACAGTTTGCGTCCATAGTATCATATTCATCTACTTCTGAACATGTAAGTTCTATACCCATAAGGTCTCTTTCTTTTTTTGCCCTCCAAGAAGGTCTATCGACCAACTCATAAGGTGGTTCTTTTAAAGAAATTATACAACTTCTTAAAAACTCAATATTTTTATCCGTCCAAGCATTTCTTCTTCTATTCTTTACAATATCATCTATACATTTTTCAATACCTCTGATAAAAGTTTTAGAATTATCATTAGAAAGGAATGTTTTATCCCTATCCTTTATTTCTTTGTAAACATTAAATTGGTAAATCATTTTTGATCTTTGCATCTTATAACAATCAAACGCTCCCGCTTCAATCATTGATTCAAAAGAATTACTTTTTATAAATCTTCCTAGACGCATCAAAAACTCTTCCCAACTCATTCCATAAATATCAATTTTACTATCTTTAATGTAACCTTCTAGTTGGTCAAAAACGCTTTCGCCTACATTTTTAATATTTGTAATTCCAAATGTCGGAACATTATCAACCAAGCAAAACTCTTTTTTCATTTGCATGATATTAGGAGGCATAACATCAATATCCATAGCTCTAGCATTACTAACTAAGTCGTTTACCTCTAGCAGAGGCTTGGGTTTACCCTTTGCATGTCTTAGATATGAAGTAAAGAAGGCTCTAGGAAAGTGTGCTTTGCAATAAGCTGTTTGATAACCATTGATAGCATAGCTTACACTATGGCTTTTATTGAAAGAATATTTTTGAGATTTCTCGATCCAACTAAAGATTTCTTCTGCTTCTTCTTTGTTTATCATCTTTAATTCTTGAGAACCCTTGATGAACTCCTGTTTAACTTTAGCCATAAGTTCAACATTCTTTTTACCAATAGCCTTACGAAGATTATCGGCTTGCTCTAGGGAAAAGCCAGCGACCAACTGTGCAATCTGCATGGCTTGCTCTTGATATACTAGAATACCATAGGTACTTTTTAGAATAGGTTCAAGAACCTCAAATTCATAAGCTACAGCATCTTTTCCTGATTTTCTATCAATATAGTGATTTGTCAAAGACTTACCTTTAACCATAGCGTCACCACAACCCGGTCTAATAATAGCATTTAGGTCTGAAAGTTCTTCTATATTTCTAGGCTTGACTTCTCTAGCTTTACTTTGTCCTAGTTGAGATTCCAGTTGAAAAACACCTTTGGTATTTCCTTCGCAAATCATATCCCAAGTTTTTTGACAATTCAATGGCAATGAATCAATATTAGGATTAAATATAGGCAAACCGTTTTCGTTTTGTTCAAATTCACAACCACATGAAAATTTAATCACTATATTTCTACTCCAGCAAAACTACCTTTAAATTTAGAAACAGACGCTTGCTTCCTATGAAACTTTAGAAATCTTGTTACAATGGCTGATTCTTCAAAAACATCTGTTAATGCGTCATGAGCTACGCCACCCTTCATTTTAATATCAAAAAACTTACGCCATGTGTCCATCTTAAAATCGAATGGTTCTTCAAGATTTTCAAACCACCAAAAAAGATTATCCATAGCATCTAGCTTTGTAACACCAGAAAAAGGATTTTTAACTTTATATTTAGCACAAAGTCTTTGAGCAATAGGAAGGTCAAACCCTGTAATATTATACCCTGCTGGAATCGGTTGAGGAAACCATTGTCCAGGTTTCTTGTCAACATTGTATTTAGAGCACCAATTACAAAAGTTTTTCCAAGCAACCTTTTCTGAAAGACCACCTTTCCATTTCTCAATTATCTCTGCACTAGAAACACCGTAGTTTTCAGCGTGCCAACTAATAGTTCCTTCTCGCTTAGGTACTTCAAAATACTCTGGTTTATCAATACCTTCTGGCTTAATCATAACATTAAACGCTTGGTCTTTTTTTATTTCAAGAGTTTCTGGATGGATTGGAACAGCGGCTAATTGCACAATATTACATTTTTCTGCATCTGGCAAATCTGTTTCAAAATCAAAACATATAATCCATCTACTATTTTTCATTTTAATTCCTCCGAAGGTACAATGTATATATTTTCAAACCTCACACAACCCGTTTCTGGATTTTGCTCAATATGTTTTTGTACGGCCCCATGTTCTTGCTGTGTAATATCATCCAAATGATTACAAGTTAGCTCATAAGCACCTTTCGATACAACAACCTTTTGTATAAAGGGGTATTCGAGAGATAGTTTCATCATATCTTGCATGAATTTTGCGTACATTTTACTTTTAGTATCCATTTATTCTCCTGCTACAATTTTAACAACGTCCATAACTTTATCTAATCCTCTAATAGCTAGGCAGTCTAGTTTAAGAAGTCCTACATCTTCACAACTCGGCCCTTCAAATCCTGCTAATTGATTTTTACCTTTATTATCTAGCACCATAGGACATGATTCACTAATCGGTTTTCTCGAAACGATAACGCCTGCGGCATGTTTGCCAGAAATAATTTTTGTACCCTCGATCCTAATAGCCTGTTCAAACACCTTAGCCATCCTTCCTTCTAAATTACCTTCTTTGCCAATATAGCACCAGTTCTTTAGCTTCTGCGGGGTATTTTCCAATGCCCAAAGTATACTAGAAGAATAACCATATTCATCTTCAATATCTTGCAATTCGTCAGAAATTTTATTCTCGTCTTGTAAACATTTTGTTATAGCTTTCTGTTCATCAAATGAAACGTTACCTCTAGAAGCCATAACTCTAGTAAGTGCTGCCTTACCTTTTAGTTTTTGAAAAGTAATAATCTGTGCAACATTTTCTTCACCGTACTTGTCTCTAATATACTCAATAGTTTCTTCTCTTGCCTCTTTTGGAATATCAAAGTCAATATCGGGCCAAGAGATTTTACCGGGTGCGTTACGACCAGCATTATAAAACCTTTCAAAGATTAACTTGTAGGGTATTGGGTCTACTTGTGTGATATTAAGTAGGTTGGAAACCATACAGCCAGCAGCACTTCCACGACCCGGTCCTGTGATATATCCTTTACTCCTAACAAAATTAAGAATGTCATCAATGATAAGAAAATAGCTGGATAAACCGATAGATGTGAACACTTCCAATTCATGATTAACCCTGTTTCCATATTTATTAAATAGTTCTGATGTTTTATCAAATCCTTTCATCTTTTTATTCCATCCGTCCCTACAAAGCTTTCTGAGGTATTCTTCTGGACTCATACCATCGGGACAACTAAACTCTGGCGGATCGGGCGACTTCATAATATTGTAGTTTTCACACATGTCAAGAATTAGATTAGTATTAGCTAGTTCTTCTTCTGTATGAAATTCAATCATATCTTCATAAGTGGGGATATGATAGTTATTTGAAAGAAAGTTTGTTTTCAGTACATTACTAGCTGTTCCCTGCTTTAGTTCTCTTTGGACTTGAGGGATCGTTTTCTTCAATGCTGTACACAAAAGTATACGCTGATCCTCTGCATCCTCCCTTCTGCAATAATGAGCGTCTGGTGTAGCCACACAGGGGATTTTTGTTACTTTCGAGATTTGCCTTAAAGCATTTGCTACAGAACCAGCAAATTTATTAATTTTGGAATCAATTAATTGAATCTCAATAAAGAAATTACCTTTGCCAAAAATAAGCTCTAGGTCTTTAGCTTTGGCAACCCCCTTTTTCATCCAATCAGGATCAAGCCTTTCACCATCTGTAATAGCATTTGCTAATATTGAACCAAGATGACCGCTAAATGAGACTAGGTTTTTTTGAGAACCTAGCATGGCTAGAATATCAATGTCGATTCTTGGCTTATGGTAAAAGTGTTCTTTTTTATTGGACATAGAAACCATAGATAAAAGATCAAACCAGCCTTGATGATTTTTAGCAATCACCACCTGATGACTTAACTTTCTATTATCTTTGCTCTTTTCAAGAACAGAGCCTTCGCAAACATAAAGTTCGCAACCAAGCAAAGGTTGCAAACCAGCAGTCTGCATTTCTTTGCTAAAATCCACAGCACCACTTACAGAACCATGATCTGTAATAGCACAAGCAGAAGAACCAATCTCTTGTATTCTTTCTGAAATATCAGAACACTTGCTTAGTCCATCAAGCAAAGAGTACTCGCTATGACAATGTAATGGCGTATAAGTTTTCTTTTTCATTCAGTTGATCCCGGTGCTTTATAGTGTCCATGAATATGATCTGGGTGAGCATAATTTTTAGTAACCCAGTCAATACCCTTTTGTTGTATAGCTAGACGTATCTGCTCACACTGAGTCATAGTATCGCCATAGCACGTTCTTTGTCCTACTCTCTTTTCCACTATAGGTAAAACATGAGTGTCTTTAAAAGTGGTTTTTCCAGCATCGCAAAGCGTTTTACACTTCCAAGATTCCTTTCTATTAAATTCTGGTATTACTAATGGTTGTTCTGTATCCCTAATAGTTTCAAACTTCTTTTTGATAATTTCTATGGTTTGATCCATATCTGAATCTTGAAAATGAACCGTATAAGGACCGCCTGTATTTATGTAGTAAATTGTAACTAGGAACGTGCTTACGTCAGGATAAAGATGCTTGCAGGCATAGTGATACATTCATAACTGTGCATTGTCAAATAAATTCGCCTGAGTATATTCTTTACCTGTAGCCCAATCTTTTCTTTGTCCAGTTTTCCAATCAACTACTTCATATACCTTTTCTCCACCTTCTTCGCTAACGTCTGTTATAAGGTCGATTGTTCCCTTTAAAGAGAGGTAGCCATCTAAATTATGCTCTGGATATTCGTATTTTGCCCAATCTTCTTCAAGAGTAATGTCAAAATGTGGTTCCACATCAACAATTTTTCTTTGCCTTGGGTCAAACCACCCATCTCTATACTTTAAAGCCTTCCAAGCCCAACTTACACAATCTTCAAAATCTTTTTCACGCCACCTAGTTCTAGGTTTTTCATTATGGTGCGTCCATTGAGAAGTATAAAATTCGTAAACTCTAGCCGCCATAGCATTAAAATACTCTGGAGTATAATCATCTGTAATGACTTCTCCAATATCAGAATCATTGATTACCTTTATACCAGACTGTTCTGCCTTTTGACACAAAGCGGCAATCTCTAATATCTTATGAGTAATAGTACCTTTGTCTGCTTTCTTGCCACCCTTTCCTCTGATACCTAATGTGTATTCAATATAGAATTGCATAGGACACATTCGATGTGTGTTGAAAGAACTGCTCCTAAAGTATACGATTGGGATTCCCATTTAAACTCCTAAGTTTGGTAGTATATCGCAACCAAGTTCTTTCAGTGCGAAATAGATTTCTTTATTTTGTTCTGCTATATTTAGTTTCTCGTTATTAATTATCTTAGAACATAGATCAATATTAACATTTTCACTAGTATGACTGTCTGCTGATTTAAACTTATCTTTGGTCAACCCTAACACTATCGCTTCTTTAGATTTACAGCCTTCTATTTCGTTTTCAAATCTAATGTCACCAATAAGTGCTAGTCTAGAGTTATCTTTTTTAATTCTTCTAAATAAGGTATCTAGCCAAACCTCGGAATTAATTTTTCTAAACACATCAGAACCTAGATACTGCAAAAACTCACGAATGGTCATTGGTCCCGATTGGTGATAAATTCCCGGCATATTTTCCCATAGTAGATGAGTAAGCTCGTTCTTGTCATCATCTGTTCCATATACCTTATCTTCTGGCAAGCCAAAAATATCAATAGCTATACGCTTTAAAGGATCAGCTAAGTAATAAGTCTTAATTTCACTTGATATTGCATCAAGAACCCTGTCTACATCAACATGCTTTTTTGAAAACTCAAAATAATCTAAACCATCCTTACATTGACCAAATATATCTGAAACTTCTATTTTTCCATCTTCATTAAGTCTAGCATTTTTACAAACTCCTAGCTCAATCATTTTAAGCATCAATATAAAGTTACAGGAGGTATCTTTACCGCTTTGTTTTTTTCCAGCAAATCCTATAATCTTAGTCATCAGTTTTCTTTCTCCCCGATCCTAAAACAACAGCGTAGTGTGCTTCTAGAGTATCTATCATACTTTCTGCACGATCTAACTGTTCTAATGCTTCCATAAGATTGTCTGTAAAATCTTTTGTAGAGTGTTCTCCTACGCCAACGCCTTCCTCAAGCAATAATTCTAAAGACATTTTTGCCGCCGCATAGTCTGCCTGTAGCTTGCTTTCAAGAAAGTTTAAAGCGTATTCTTTGTGACTCATTTGTAAATCTCCCTAGCTTGATTAATAAAAGGTAAAATTTCATCGGTTATTTCATTTGTATTCATTTCGCCAACATCTTCTTTATTAACATTAACAATGAATACTCTGTATGTTCTATCTAATTGTTCTTTTATAGCATACGCTGCTTTCTCACCAGCACCATGATCGTCATTATCCATAATAAGTATGACAGACATTGCTCCAGATTCATCTATAAGTTGTTTTTGGGGAGTATTCAATACTGTGCCAAACAAGCCTAAAGAATTGTGTATACCTGCTTCTTCTAGCCTCCAAACATTCCCAGGAGATTCTACTAAAATAGCAACGCCTGATTCTTGAATATGTTTTTTAGCTCTCCAATAATTATACAATACCTTTTCCTTTTGGAAGCCTTTTGTGTGTCTCCATTTTGGAAAATGAAAACAATCTTTTTCAGGATTATGATAGGAACTGCATTTTTTACATTGTTCAAATATACTTCTACCTGTAAAACCTATAATCATCTGTCCTTCATCGTCATATATTGGTACTACTGCTCTATTAAAAAAGGGTTTGCCATAAGTATGACAAGTACCAACATCATAGTCATCCAACACTTCTATACTATAATCTCTTTGTAAAAAATATTGAGACGGTATTTCTACTTTTGACCTGTAATATTCTCTATCTATGGTTCCTGCGATTTTATTTTCTGGAGCGAGATTGCTTACAACCTTGCAAAACTCATGGTTGCCCATGTTTACTTTTTGAGGTTTTATATCTCCGAATTTTAAATCGAACATATTTAACAAAAAGTCTACCGTTTGCTCAAAGCTTACGGTTCTGTCTCCCGGTACTTTCCAGTCGTGCTTAACTTTGGATAGTCCACCTCTAACCATAGAAAGCAGTGAAGTACCGAAATACTTCTCGCAACCGTGAGTTCTGCATTTATAATGCACTCTATAGTCTGCATCATAATAAAGGTTCAAGGCTGTTTTATTATCTCCACCATGAATAAAACAGTTTGAAAATATGACCTTAGCACCCTTATGGTGCTTGGCATCAAAATACTCGTATATATCTTCTATATTTTCAAGAACAATATCTGTAAGCTGATTTAACTTACCTTGATCCTTATACTTAGAACGCGATATCTTCTTCTGGTGTTTCGTCGTCATCTGATCCTCCATCTTCTAGTTCGTATGCGGTCATACCTTCTTCAAGTTTCGCATATGCACCTCTCATCAAAACATTAATATAGTCGCCACCCTCTAGTCCTTCTCCCTGTCTAGCAATAATAGGAACAAGTTTTCTGTTTCCATTTTCAGGACCGTCTTTAGCAATTTCCTCATCTGATTTTTCTTTGTAAATAGTAAAGTTAGAGCATAGCCACATGATTCTATCTGAACCACTAGCAGCATCAGTTGATTCTTTGCTAATTCCATCTCTATTTAATTGAATGAAGTTAAGAATGGGAATCTCATATCTCAAGCAGAAGTTGTGTAGGGAAGTCATCATAAAGCCCAGCAGTTGAAACTCTTTCATATCTGTTTTAGCTAACTCAGCAGCTTCCATCAATTTAAGATAATCGTATACGATAACGCAGTCGTTAGCTTTGCCTTCTTCGTTTATACCAACAACTTTGGCAAGCCATCTTCTCATAATTGATAGTTGGTCTTCAAACGCTCTGCCGCCAATGTTTTTATGATAAAAAGGAAGGTCTTTTAGCTTTTTAGCTAAATCTATCATATTGTTTTTCTTAAAATCATCATCAGCGTATTTACCCGTTTCAATCTCGTTGATACTAGACTTGCCAGAAGTATTAAATGAAGCCATTGCTCCACCTCTGTTTTGCTGATCTTTCTTTGTCATTTCAGTATCTAGATATAATACAGGTATGCCTTGTTCTGCGATATTTTTACCCATATTAAGACCAATAAGACTTTTACCTACCTTGGTTCTAGCACCGATAACATTTACACTACCCTTTCTTAGACCTCCACCAATAGAAAAATCAAATTTAGGAAAACCAGTTGGAATACCTATTTGATCTACTCTATTGCCTGCACGATCTATTAGATATTCTTCTAGGTCTCCAAACAATAACTCAGGAGCATCGTCATGGTCATTAAGAAGTGATGTAAAATCAAATATAGATTCTTCGGCTAGACCAAGAATTTTTGATATAGGTTCATCACCTTTTATCTGTAGATATTGGTCTTTGGTTTGCTCCAACTGATCGTACATTAAACGAGCAATTTGAAGCTTTCTAATCTTAGCACCAAACTTCCTGATATTGTCAAACAATACAGGGAATTTAAGGATAGCACCTAGATGAGATAATTCATTATTATTATTAAAAAAGTCGTTTAAACCGATTTCTTTAGCAGAAGAAAGAATACTAGGTACGTCTATCTTTCTTGTATCATCATCTTCTAACAGTCTTTTTACACAGGCAAAAATTACAGAATTAGAATCAACTGTAAAAGAAGAATCATCCACTATATCTGCAACATCAAAGTATGCTTCTGAACCATACTTACAAATCCCTGCAAGAACAGCACGTTCAGCAGCAGCATCCGACAAAACCATATTTTACCATCCCGCTTGAGTAGAACAAGAATTACATTTCCATCTATCAGGGTCCAATACAAGAGCAGCAGAAACATCCCACTCATCACCACAGACACAACATTCTACTTCTATTGTAGAACTTGGTCTTGCTGGTAATTTGAATGTACGACCTTTGTTTTTCTTATCTTCATTTTTTGCTTCTGTCATCTCTTCTCTTTCGGCCCCAGATAATTGTACGCCGCTAATGAAGTCTGTGAATTTATTTTCACGATTTCCGTCAATATTCATAGGTTCTGTTCTACATTGTTTTCCCTTTCCTGCCTTCTTTCTTTTTTTAGATTTTTTAGCTTTTCTATTTCCTACTTGTCTATTATTATTTCTTTTGTTTTTTCCGCTACCCCTTCTTTTGTTTATAACATGAGCAGAGCCTTCATTTTTTTCTGGTTCTTCTTCTTTCTTTTCTCCAACTGATAAAACTTCTTCTATATCTTCTGGGTCTAACTTGCTTAAAAGTTGTTTTAGTAAAATCTTGGTTTCATCATCCATTATTTCATAGCCTTTGCTAACTGTAGGTTTTTGTATAATTCGCTCATATGCTTACAAGAAGAAGCTAAATATGTTATTCTATTTGCTCTTTGTTGTGCATAATTTTTAAGTTTTAGTAAGCCACTAGCATAATCATCATTATTTATAGCTTGAGAAAACTGACTTTCCCAAGAACCTCTAAATTGTTGTTCTTTGCCTGAGATTATTTGTTTTAAAACATTTGAAGCCCAGTCAACCCTAGCGTTTTCTCTGTTGTAGCATCTTTGTAAATAAAAAGAAAAGCCGCCCAAAGTAATAGCTATTTCAGCACAATCTATTGGAGATAACTTTTCCATCTGCTCTCTTGTCATAGATAGGTATTTTTTAACACTATTATCGCCTTGCTCTTGAAATTGAGATAAGCCTATTTTACCTTCATATTCATCAAGCATACTCTCAAGCTTTTGCATCCTCGCTAACGGAGTATTATTTTGTTCTTCCATTGCTCTATGTCCTCATTATAGGGTAGTTCAATATGTGTTATATTATTTAGCCAACACCACTCTTGTTTATCTGCATCGTTTTTCTTTTGGTTAAGAAAGTCTCTTGCAGAAGCATGAAACATAGTATTAAACTTATAGTGCTGTTGTCCATGAACTTCTACTGCGAGCTTAATTTGGTTTATGTAGAAGTCTAAGTATTGAGTCTTGCTGCCTCTTGGCTTGATAGGAACTTCCTCTAAAATCTTCATTGTAGGAAACATCTCATATAAAATTTTTCTAGCCCTAACGTGTAGTTTAGACCTAGACCTTTTATCTGTAGCCGTAACTATTTGTCCGGTTAGTTTCCACGCAGTGATATTTCCCTCCAAGTCTCTTACCTTCATGATATACCTATTATTTCAAACACTTGTTGTTTTAGTTCAGTGTAATACTCAGGATTGTTTTCTAGATAAGTTGCAAAATTAGACATCCCTTGAACCTTCTCACCATTCGGTAATTTCATCCATGTTTTTCCCTCAACAACCCCAAAGTCTTTGGCTAATTGAGCGAGTTCATATTCGTTCCATATGCCTCTGCCATATTTAATAATACTGCTTACTTTTTGACCCGGTGCTCCAATCGCAGAATTTTCTACAACCCAAAAGACTTCTTGACCAATTTGTGTTTCTCCCTGCATTAGTGGTTTTTTATGTGTTGCCCAAAGTTTAACATCCTGTGCATATTTGAGGGCATTTCCCGATTTCTCTACCTTACTCTTGCCTGCACCAAACTTATTTATATTTGCCATAAGATGGGTGATTCCAACAAGCGTGACCCTATTGATTGGAAGTACATTTGCAAACCTTCTAGTAAACTTACTTAAATAACGATTCATTGCTGCTACTTGAGTATCGGTAATGTCTCCCACAAGTTCTGCTTCTGCTGCTAACGCAGAGAAAGAGTCAATTACGCAAACAGCATGAGGGTCGTTATGAATAACGTTATCAAAAATGCCTAGATATTTTTCTCCAGATAGAATATTCCCCTTCTTCGATCCTACAACCTTAAAATGCTCAGGTGAATAGTCTAGCCCGTTGATTCCTTCTAGGTCTCTCTTTTTTAACCTGCCTTCTATATTTCCATAGTAAACGTTTCTTTCTTTTTTTTCTTCTGTTTTTACCGCTTGTGCGTTTTTACAAAACTGTAAAGCATGAACGGTCTTACCAATCTTTTCTGGACCTGTCATAATAAATAGACATCCCTCTGGAACACCACCACCCAATGCAATATCAAGCTTTGGACTTACTGATATAATTGGAGGCGGGTTATCAACTATGAAAGAAGCATCTAATAAAACATCCCCATACTCTTTAATAATATCTGTTGTCATTCTAAATCCTTGAGTTTTGATATGATAGACTTTTTCTTATTGTTTGATTCAAATGTTTTCTTTTCGGAGAAATCATATTCAATCTTCTGGGCTATCTTTTTAGCCACTTCTTCCTTACCCTTATATTCTTCGATTACTTTCTTTAAAAAAGGACTTCTTAAAGAATAGCATTTCCACATTCTTTTATCATTTAAAGCAGATATGATTACATGCTCACCATACTCTTTGATAAGTTTGTTAGCAAGAGTAATTTGATATTTATAGAATTTAAGCCATTCTTTTAGTTCCCAAAATTTTAGTGGCAACTCTTTTCCTTCTGTTCTAGCTTTCTTTTCACATATAAGTTCTGTGATATATTGTCCTGAATGAACATAGCCATTAGGAGAATATCTGGACGGGTAACGGCTCTTTTCCGTTCTCTTTTTGCCCATTTCTATTCCTCTTCAAAGATTGTAAATATACCTTTCTTTTTCTTATTGTCTTCTGCACTAGCTAATCTTTTGTTTCTTAGCTCATCTGACCTAGATGCTTGAGCAGGGGTCATAATGTTTACCCCTTTGTTATTCTTACCGGCACTCTTGTTGATAAACATGGTAGCTTTTTTTCTGCCGTTTTTATCAATGTTTACCACCTCTTCTGTTTCATCGCTGTCGCTATCAATACGAGTTTGAGTCAAATCGTTATTTTTAACATAATTCTTAATTGTATTAACATGTCTGCCTAAGAAATTTGCTATTTCTTTAACATCCTCACCATCATTTTGATATTTGGTTTCGATAGTATATTTTTCTGCATCTGTAAGTTTGTTTACTTTACTCATGACGATTCCCTTTCTGCATTGTTAAGCCATGCGGCGTTTTTGGTTTTTAAAAAATTTGTATAGTACCTGAATACTTTTTCGTTAGTTATTTGCATAGACCAAGCTGGTTTGCCAGCATGTCTAAGTTGTTTATGGCTACTACCTTCTGAATACATACCAATAGGATTATAAAGCTTTCCATACTTGCCTCGTTTTACATAGTATGAAGTCTTTTCTCCCTTTGTCATCAAGATAGCATAAGCATCAATAAATTGAAATGGATCATCTTTTTCTATATCAAAATCCATCAAAGGCATATTGTCATCGTCAAGATAGTCTTCCCTACCAGACCAAGTGTAAACCTTAATTTTTATATCTTTATTTTCTTTTTTCTTTCTGTTTATTACAAATTCACTCATTTTTTTTACCCTTTCTCTTTTTTTGTATTTCTGATTTGCTTAGGCTTGGCAGACTACCATCTTTTTTAGATAGACTCATTCCGTCTGGTAGTTTTTCTTCTAATGTATTTTCTGGTTTTGTAACAAAACTTTCAGACATATCTTCTACTTGATATTTGCCATAAAGCTTTGTTTGCTTGTCTGCATACTCACCAACAGTCTTTGCTTCATGTAAACCCTTGATATAATTAGGGGTAACATTATCTGCGTTAAAGTCTCTGTACACCTTTTTTTTAGTGTTACAGTTCGGACATTTAATGTTTTTTAACTTTTTATCGTATTCATTAAATTTCCAAGTTCTAGTAAAACCAAAATTGCAACCCTCACAATATAAACTATATTCTGGCATTATTTCTCCTTTTCTTCATCTAAGAAATGCCGTTTAACATCTAAACATTTTTTACAATAGACCTTAACTGCTCTAATGTTAAGACCTTCTTCGGAAAGCTTTAATCTAAAAGACTTGCTTCCTTTACGATACCTGCCCTCAACTTCAACTTCTGGAACAATAGCTGTTACCTTGTCTCCGTTACTTAGCATCCTATGACAGTTATCGCACTTTTTATATTCATACATATATTTTCCATTCTTCGGGTATACCATGCCATTGTGATAAACCAGCATAAAAAGAACTTGGATCAGGCTCTACAGGTTTTTTAATAAGTTTCATACCGGCTTCTTTTGGGTTTCTGTTTGCTTTTTTTGTATTACATCTAGAACAAGCTATTACACAGTTCTCCCAAGTGTGTGCTTTTCTGACAGGATCAAATCTACTTTTGGGTTCTATATGATCTATTGTAGCCGTTTCTGGTCTAAGGTTGCACATGCAGTACTGACACTTTCTTTCATCCCTTATTAATAAGTTTCTTTTTTTTAAGGTGATGATTCTTTTTCTTTTAATATATCTTCCCGTTACAGCAACAGCAGGCAAAGCAAAAGATTTTCCACCAGCAGATTCAATATGGTCGTCTTTGTAGTATTCTATAACCCTAATTCCTTCTCCGATTATTTCTTTACCAATTATTTCTAAACATATAGCCCTTTTCCAATTTATAACCGTCAAAGGGGTATAGTCTTGATTTAAAATCAGGCAGGATTTATGCTTTTTCATATTACAATTATACTTCGGTAAGTGTATAAAAAAACCCCCAACAAAAAAATGATGGAGGTTTTATCTTATTTTTCGATATAAACAGTTACATCCTTCTTAAAAATCAGGGAATAACCCTTTTCGCCTGATTTTATTTCTACAGCATCGGAAAAAATTTCACTTAGCTCAACAAGCTTGTCAAAGGTTTCTTTAGAAATCCCAGCCTCTTTCAATAACTTGTTTAGTAGTAGTTCAGATAAACTCACTTAACTACCATATTATTAGAAGGCAGCAACAAGGGCCAAACTTCATCTAATTTCGCACAAGCTTCTGCCAAGTCATTTTCGGCACACCCATCATGCAATGCTTCCCACATGGTGACTAGCTCTGTCATACTAGGAGGTTCGTCTACAGGGTTTGGCACTACAGGCTTGATAATAGGTTTTGCTTCCCAAGTCTTTTTTATAAAACTTTTTATTGAAGCTGCAATATCTTTTGCTTTAGAAGAAATTACAGGAAACACTAAAATAACACCTAAACCAATAAGTGCTAAAGTTACTCCATCCATGCCTTTTATAAAATCTAATAAGCTTTCCATTTTATTTAGTCTCTCTAAGAGTGTCGCCCACAACCCAAGCTACTACAATACTAACAACGCCAACGACTTGTTCGACATTCAACTCATAGCCAAATAATTCTGACGATGCAACTGCCACCAAGCCGACTGCTGAAACCCAAAAACGTCTTGAGGTCAACAAAGATTTAATCTTATTCATTTAATTACCCTTTCTTATAAGAATCATCACTAAGCAACTCAACTAATTCTTCGTTGCTTAAACTAGATAAAGAATCCATTATGCCTTCATAAATTAATCCAGCTTGGTCTTTATCTTTACAATTTTTTTGAACGACTTTCCAAATTACAAATTTTTTAATCGCTCCCAATGATGCAAGTCCTTTTGCGGCTCTTTTTTTAGAACCATATAGCTTCATTACAATTTTAATAATTTGAACTATTATATTAACAATAGTAATTATTGTAACTATATCAAAACCATATCCTTGACTTTTAGCAATTTTTTTAGATTTACAATGAGATATGTATGCTAGTTCTTGAATATTCATTACCTACCTCCAAATAACCTATAAAAAAACCCTCCTCTTCTACTGCTATTTACCGATCTTGAAGTCGGGCATCTTCCATTTGGACAATCTTGTACAGAAACGACAGGGGTAGGTTCTGAATAGCCGCACTTAGGATTATGCTTGCAGCTTTCACCAGACTCTACACACGGACATTTTGTTTTATGACCATCGCCATGAATAACATACCCTTTACCTTCGCAAATACATTTGTCGCTATCGGGGGTTGGTTTTGGATTATCATCCTTATCAACATATTTTTCAATAGCGTCAACAGTCTTATCCTTGTATTCTTCAAACACTGAATCATACTCTGGATTATACATTTTCCAAGCAAAACCATAGAATAAATCCTTTAATTTTTGGTTTTCTTCCTCTGTTATTGGTTCTTTCTCATCCTGTTTACCAACAACTTCTGCCATAATAGCAGCAGCGGCAGGCGACCATTCAGGATACTTGCCACTATTTTCACCCTCAAGAACTTCATCACCTAAATATTTAAGGTAGTATTGGAGTTCTAAATTGTTTTTAATATCAACCTTATCATACTCTTGCCACATAGCATAGAACATGCCTGCATATTCAGCAGAATCCCCACCTTCTACAGTGGGAAGTCCAGATACGAGTTCTACTATCTCATCACTAGGTCTTTCTAACTTACTTGGCACGATATTTTCTCCACGACTTGACCAATAAATAGCAAATCCAATTAAACCAAGTCCTAAAATCAATCTTAAATTATCACTCATGACCATCCCCCTAGTCCGTAATCTGGTAATTGTTTGGCGGGAAAACCCTTTACAGAACTGTAAGCAAATGTTCCTCTTGCAGCTAAAATAGATTTTGCATCTTTTTCTCTTACCCAAAAACTTCCATCTGGTTGTCCATGACGTTTTGGCCCTCTATTCCACGGACCCCAACTGTTCTGTATCAAGAATAGCATTTCATCATAAACTTCTCCGGTATCATCACAAGCAATCCAAGCCATAGCGTGATTCCAGCCTTTGCCTCTTTTGGCTATACCATACTTGTCTCTTGTGCTACTAAAGCCGATACCGCTACAACCTGCTAGTCCATAACCATTAGCAATAGCATCTCTTGCTTCCTCGATAGAAGATATAAGAGATATGGTTTCTACAGGATGTTTTGATGCTTCATTAATATAAATAGATTTTGGAATTCTTTTTTTAGCACCAAGAGAAGAATTATATTTTGAAAGATCACAATCAGGATATTTCTTTCTTAGTAAAACACCACCTTGTGAATTAACGTATCTAGAGCCTCCACTACAGGTCATTCCTTGTCCCATATGACTTCTTGACTGATAAACATTTTCAGTGGCACTTCTAGTAATAAAAGCTTCTGTCTCACCCTTTATATCAATCTCTACTGCTCTAGTAATATCTATAGCATTTCTAATAGCGTGTGAAACACAATCGCCAGTAGTTTGTCTTTCACTAGGTCCAAAATTAGGATCAAATTTTAACAAAGACTTAAAAGGAAGGCTTAACTTACCCTTTCCACTTTCTTCTAGCTCATATGCTGCTGCACCAAACATAGGCATAGGCAACTCACCAAGAAGCTTTCTAACATCTTCTGGATCACACTCAGCACCTAGAAGCCCGTTTTCATAAGCTTCTAATAAATCTTCTGGATTATTATAGTCCATTTTAATACCTCTTTAACATTTTGACCAACCGCAAGAAGTACACTGAACACAACCTTCTTGCCTGATTAGAGTTTTACCACCACATTCTGGACAACACCCTTCTTCTTTTGCACCGTCTGGAATATATTTTTTCAATGCTCTAGACATGCTTTTGGCAAAAGAATTCATATCGCCTTTAACTTTTTCTAACTGTTGAACAATCATTTGTATATCAGCACCACTTCTTAATGCTGTAGAGGTCATTCTAGTTAGAGCATCTTCTTCTTCACTACAGGTTTGATTGATAGGAGATAGTTCAAGACCGTCTTCCAAAATAGCTTTGTAAACACCTTTTGGACGCCCCAGCTTAATAATAGTGCCTTTTTTAATCTTTTTATCAATAAAGCCGTTCTTACCAGCAAAAACTTCGTATACTTCCCCTTTATAAAGACCTACAAGAACAAAATATTCTTCACCCTTTACCTTAATGTGATAAACATCACAATCTAACTCTTTTGGTCTTTCTTCTGGAAGCCCAGATTCTTCTTTATTTTCTATAGAAGAACTAGCAGAAAGAACCGCTGTCATTGTTCCTGCTCGATAAGTAGTAAATCCTTTGATTCCTTTTTTCCAAGCCTTAAAATAAACATCTTGGAAATCTTCATAAGGATATTCATTTGGTAGATTAATAGTTTTAGAAATAGCAGAGTCAACCCATTTGGCAAATATAGACATAGTGTTTACATGAGCGTCAACATCTAAGTCCATAGTGCAAGAAGCCCAAGCTGCTTCTGCGTTCCATTTATCAATTCCCCTTAAATAAGATACACCATAATCCTCTATCCATTCTTCCTTTAAAAGCCCTCTTGTGCGGTCAAATTTCCATACTTTTCCTTCAAATTTAGTTGCCAAAAGGTTCTCATCCCCCTCTTTTACCCACTCCCACTCTATGGCGGAGGCATCAGCAGGCAAATCGAACTTCTTGTTTTCCCAATCGACATTCTTAGGCACTCCAAGACCATCAGGATGTGTTGGCTGAATAGATGTTCTAAAGTACCCATGCATAAATAAGGGTTCCAGACCGCCACTAACAAGGTTTGCATAGCAGGAGCTATTTCCAGTCGGTTGAATAGATGTGACATGAGAGTTTCTCATTCCGTACTTTTTAATCAATCCAATAGTATCAACATTAAGATTTTTAACAAACTCTCCACTTAAATACTTTTCTTCATCATAAAGAGGAAAAGCACCTTTTTCTTTTGCCAATAAAGCAGACGCTTTGTAAGCCTCATTGGTAATAAAATTCATAAGATGCTCTGTCATTTCTAGAGCCTTTTTACTACCATATTTAACTCTAGCCATAATAAGGGCAGAACCATAACCCATAACTCCTAAACCTATTCTTCTTTTATCCATTAGGTTTTTCTTTTGGGATTTTAATGGAACATTTGTCTTATCATTAACATTATCCATAAATCTGACTGCTTTATTGATAACAGATTCTAGTTCATCGTATTTCCAATCTTTCTTTTCTGGATCAATAAAATGAACTAGATTAATAGAACCTAGCAAGCACACCCCACCAATAGGTAACACTTGTTCTCCACAGGGGTTTGTAGCATTAATATGTTCACAATAATGAAGATTATTCATTCTATTCATATTGTCAACAAAAAGAACACCGGGTTCATTTCTGTTGTATGTATTGTCCATAATTAGATTCCAAAGTTCTTTTGCAGAATCAAAAGTATGATGCGTTACACAAGCTTCGCTATCACTTTCGTTACTAGCTTCTGCTACTTCTACCCATTTATCAATATCTCCATCCCACTCTTTTTTATAGAGTTTTGGATATTCTTCGTAATTTGGAAAACGTAAATTCCAAGACCTGTCTTTATTAACAGCTTCCATAAATTCATCTGTACACAAAATAGACATATTAAATTTAGAAAGACGGCCGGGAGTTTTTTTTGCTTCAATATATTCAATAATATCAGGATGCCAGCAACTCATAGTTACCATTTGAGCACCCTTTCTAATAAAATTCTTTTGATCTTTTCTTGATTTTTTACTTGAACCTGCTGTAATAATTTCTGACGACTTATCCCATAGTTCCAAAAACTTTACTGCTCCCGGAGATTGATTAGCAATACCACCAATATGAGAACCACAAGGACGCATTACGTTGGCACAGAAGCCATAGCCGCCTTCACTCTTGAGTATCTGTGCTTGCTTGGTTAGAGTCGCATAGATGCCCTCTATGGAGTCTAGGTCTGCACCTTCAAAACCATCTACAAAACAATTAATATAAGTAGTTCCCTTTAATCCTGTGCCAGCATTACTTGTAATTCTTCCACCAGGAACAAACTTAAAATCCTCTAAAATATCATAAAAATCTTCTTCGCATCTTTTTCTAACAACTATGTCTTTTTCTACAGAAGCTAAATCGACTGCTGTTCTTTTCCAAGTACATTCTACGCTCTCATCACCACTAAACTTATATTTTTGATACCACGTTTCTTCTGAAAACGAATTAGTAAACCTAGACATTTTATATTAATCTCCTGTTGTCCTGCATTAATAAAAAAACCCCAAGTATTTATACTAACCTCTACTTTGTTAATACAAATACTGGGGGGTATTGTACGGTTAAGCGACACGTTTTGTTATAGAGACTGGTAGATTTACGAGTAATAAATCTTTTTGTTATAAACAAACTTTAATTAAATTTTATCTATCAGTCTACTTGTAATTATTGACCGGAGTGTGCCGCTTTAACGGTGAATAAAAATTCGCTCTTTATCTCCAGCCACTATTATTATACACCCCTCAAACTAACAAAAAAGTTACCTGCAACTTTTAAAATAATATTTTATTGAGGTTTTGCAATATCGCGACCGCAATAGTACAAATCTATTGGTGGACAATAGAGTGGTGTATCCGAAATAACATTTGTCATACCGCAAAATTTAATTTTTACACCAGCCTCTTTAAACATTTTTTTTGATATTTCAAAACTTTTTCTCCAACGTCCCACGCTAGGTGTGTCTTCCTCATCAAAAGAAACTACTTTTTTTATTCCACTTTGAATAATCATAGCCGCACACTCACTGCATGGCATAAAAGGATATGTATAGATGGTACAACCTTTTAAAGATTTATTAGCAAACAGCATGGCATTTCTCTCTGCATGTACCATATGTTTATATTTTTGCTCTCTATCTTCTAGTTTTTCTATTGTATCCTTAACACCTTTAGGAAAACCATTATAGCCAAGAGAAACAACCCTTCGGTTTTTATCTACTATGACCGCCCCTACTTTTGTACTAGGGTCTTTGCTCCAAGTAGATACTGTTTTGGATAGGGTTAAAAATCTCAAGTCCCATATATGCTTTTTTTTCATTTACCAAACTTCTTTCTTTTTTTTACAACGCAAGAGCAATACGCATAATAGTCTGCACTCGGTCTATCTTTACGATAAGTTCCATTAAAACCATTTTGATAGTGCTGATAACCCCTGCCATAACAATCTTTGCAATTTTTAGTTGCCCAAAGTTCTGCTAAATCAACATCCACTTCTCTATTCGACATTCTTACCTCCAAAAAAAAACAGAGCATAACCAAAACTAATTGATTATACTCTGTATTTTACGTTCTAGAGAAAACTATTTATTTTTCATCCGTCAGATGTTTGGTTAAAATCGAGGTCATAATATCAATCTTAGCATTAATATTATGTTCTAGCTTGTCAATCTTGCTCTCAATTTTGTTATCGAAAGTATCAATTTTTCTTTCCATAACCTCAAGCCTTCGATTGATTTCTGCATTAACCTTTTGCTCTAATAAATCTAATTTCCTATTATGGGAAACCACAGTTTTCAATAACCAAGCAACTACAGGAAGAAATATCAAAGCTGCTATTTCTAGTAGTGTTTTTATTAGTTCTAATAAGCCCATTTCCATAACGACCTCTCAATCACTATAATAATGGTTAATATTAGCCCCAAAGATATCTTGGCTTATACTCATCCTGAACAGGTTCAGGAGCACCGTCACGATATTGTAATTCGCCAGGTACATCTTGAGTTGGATTAGCAGCATTATCAGTTCCGCTTGTTGCTACAGCAGCAGAAACGTCACCAGTAAGACCAATATCCCAAGCACCAGTAGCAGCAACGGTAACAGCAGGATCAAATACCCCAGAATACTCATTCCAACCACCAGTTCTAACAGCAGTCTTATAGAAGTATGTATTAACTGTTTGTACTTGATGGATTGATTGACCAGCATTTGCAGAATTTGAAGCACCACCAATAAGGTAATCGTTTGAAACGCCTGCAAGATCATCCGTTACTCTTACAATAACTTGATCGCCACCATTGAAAGCACCGCCCGATAAAGGCGAGTCTACATATGGAAGACCAGATACAACAGTAATGTATGTGATACTATTATTGCCTAAATTTACAGCGTCAGCTACAAAACGTGGATCAGTAATGTTACCACCAGCACGAATTGTTCCAACATCGTTGTTTACACCACTTGGTAAACCACCTACAAGTGCGTCATCTGCACCCGCAGAAATATTCCAGTTACTCATTATATTACTCCACTATTGGAATAATCAATTCCTCTAACTCCTACAATAAAAATCCTATTCCTTATCAAAATAATTACACCAAAATTCTAAATCGTATACTCTTAATCCGAAAAAGTCAGACCTTTTTACAATACCAACCTGCTGTTCATGCCAAAGAAAACCATTGTAAATTACAGACATTTCAGTATTTTTTTGTATTAGTTTTGCATTTATTACTGTGTCAAAAAATGATTCTCTGTGGTAAGCAATACAAGGATAACATATATCTATGCCTACAGAGTAATATAATTTACATAGGTTGGTATAATTTAAATTGGAATCACTATCAATAAAAATTCTAAGGGTTACTCCGTAGTCTCTACAAATACTTAATGCAGTTTTAATTTCTTTTAGTGCTTTTACGGGAGACTTTTTCATTAGATAATGATTAGGGACATAATCTATAGCATTTATACCAGACTTAGCATAATTGAGAACCATATAATTTCTTGCTTTAGAAGAAGAATGCCCGCATGGATAATCTATTGGAGATGATACAACAAATCCTTCTGGCAGGTATTCTTTAATTTCTCTATACATATTAATAGGTATAGACATACCCTTCATTCCTAAGTCCATAGACCTATAAACTAAAGATAGTTCTTTAGAGTAATCGTTAATTACCCTGTTGTAGTTGCAGTATTCTATATACATTACTTAACTATGCCGTCAGAAAACCCGTAAAAAACAGCTTCTTCGGCAGACAAATACCAATCACCGTTGCTTATCTTTCTTTTTATATAAGCTTTTGTTTTCGAGAGGTTGTATTCTTTTTCTTTAAAAAAGCAACCAGTTTTATAGCATTTCTCTGCATAAATTCTAAGCATTTTTTCGCAGTTTTTCTTGTCAACTAAAGAGTAATTTTGAGCACTAAGATAGTCTCCTGAATTATCAGTGGAACCAAAATGACACATAAACATAGCATTTGGAGTAAGGAGCCTTTTGGTTGCAGATTGCAATATTATAGTTCCCATTGAGCAAACTTGTGAGTATCCTACAACAGTGGTTTTGCACCTACAGTTTTTAATTGCATCATATATCCCCATTCCAGCATACCAACAGCCACCGCCTGTTTGCAAATAGATAGTTATGGGGTCTTTGCTAAAATTCTTTAGAATATTAATATTCTTTATGAAGTTTTGTAGCATCCTATGGTCTACACCACCAGATTCACCAGAATCATCAAACTCATTTATGTAAATTTCCCTATTTTTAACGTCTATTCCGTAACTATGAATTTCTCCAACGCTATCTCTAATATTAGTCATTAATTTCCTCTATGGTATTTACTAGAGTATTTCTAATATCGTTCATTACATCACGATCTATAAACATCTTACCTATAGCTATTCTAAACCTATAAGGAGTCATTATGTCTAAAGATTCTACCCCCTCACAATCTTCAATAATATCTCTAAAATCTTCATATAATTTAAAGTTAGAATGTCCAACCCAAAATTTAAAGTGGTTACTAGCTAAAGATTGTTCTGTAAGAGGTAGTACGCCAAAAGGGGTCATTATAGTTTTTACTGGTTGAGAAAAGAATGGTACTTCTTCTACTATTTCATCTTCCATTTCTATTTCAGCATCTTCTATTGCATCATTATATATTTTTCTAGAAGAGTTTATTTCTTCATTATTGTAGGCATCTATCCATCGCTCCCAGTATATATCAAATACATTGGGGTCAGGTTTAGGAAATTCATTAGACATTTTGTTCCTCCAAGTTATTTGTTAGGGACACTCAATATTATATACACCTCGGAGTATTTGTTATTCTGAATGTCTAATTGTGCTAAAAACATCAGATGCGGAAACGGCAACATTTTTATCTTTTTTATTAAAATTTACAACTTGAGAATTTAAATATTCTATATGTTCTGCTAATTTGATATTAAATTGTAGTTTATCTTCATCTTCACCAGCCCAAACAGAAAGCCCCTGCGTTACAAAAGGAGCTAATTCTCCTGCTGCTATATGCATTAATAGCAAAGCAAGAGTATTTATTGTTTCTTCTGAGATTTCATATATTTCTGACTCAACAGAAAAATCACCGCTACTAGCATTAAAAAGTATTTCAATTCTACCTGAAATATCTAAATCTTCTTCTGTTGGTTTTTGTATTTGTTCCTCCTGTTCTGCTACTTCGGGTTTTTTAGATAGTTGTTTTTTTATAATGTCAATAATTCCGTCTAACATTTTACACCGTCTTATCAAAATGAGTTCTGTTTACTTTTACTGCTTTCGCACACTTTGGCAAATCCTTGAGTGATGTAGCACCAACGTAAGCACAACAACTTCTTAGTCCGCCTTCAATATCTTTAATTATGTTATCAACTGGTCCCTTGTAAGGAATTGTTTTGACTCGTCCTTCGCTGGTAGCATAATTATTCATACCATCGTTATGTTTGTTTTGGGCTTTTTCTGAGGACATGCCATAGAAAAGTAAACTTTTCTTTTGTTTAGACATTTTAGGTAGCATAACGTGCGGAGAGTCCATTACGTCCTCATGAGGAATATTGACAATACCTCCACCTCTAGCCAGTGTTGCAACAAAGTCATCGGGCCAAATGTCGAGTTCTTCTCTAACCCATTCTCTATCTTTATCAAGGTGATATTCCCACTCGCCCTCACACTCATCTGTTCCTGCCAGCATACCGCCCAGCATCACAAAGTCAGCATTAGCCGCGAAAGCCTTGCACACATCAGCAGGTATCCTGCACCCGCCATCAGCACAGATCAGACCCATTCTGCGTTCGCCACTCTTGAGTCCATGAGCAGCGTGACTACATTCAATAATCGCAGATAGCTGTGGGTATCCAACCCCTGTCTTGAGTCTGGTTGTGCAAGCACTTCCCGGTCCAATACCAATCTTTACAATATCAACGCCCCCATGAAGAATCAACTCCTGAACCATCTCTGGTGTGCAAACATTTCCTGCCATAATAATAGAGTTTGGGAATGATTCTCTAACATCATTACAGAAACCAACAAACTTTTCGGTGTAACCATTGGCAATATCAATGCAAATATTTGGCGAATAATGCAGGCTTTCTGAAATTTCCATTAGTTTTGGAATTTCTGATGAACCCATACCAATACTAACCCAAACATTTTTTTCAACGTTATAGTAATCAAAGTAATCGTTAATCTTTTTTGTACTATAATGTTTGTGCAGACAAGTAATCATTTCGTGAGCATTAAGAGTGGTTCCCATCTTAAATGTACCAGTCGTATCCATATTTGCTGCCATAATTGGCAAACCTATCCATTCTTTAGGAGAATGAAAAAATTTGTAGGTTCTTTTTAGATCAACTTCTTTTCTACTAGCAGCAGGCGATCTTGCAGGAACAAGCAGAATGTCGTCAAAGTCTAGCTTGGTTTCGTCCACTATTTTCATTTAAAAATTCCTTTGATTCTTTCCCATAGCGTTTTAGTTTTTCCAGACTGCCTTGCAAACCTTGCCAATCTGTTTTGCTTTTCTGCTTCCTTTTGTATATCTTCAATATACTTATTGTTCTTCTTTTGGATAATTTTTTGTATTTTAAAGAACTCACTATCGCTTTTTCCAATGTCGCCCCTCATACGCCAGTACTCCCAATTCCATCTTCGCCACGATCACTGCTTGAGAGTTCATTAACAACCACTATTTTGATATCTGGTACTTTTTGAAATAATATTTGAGCAATACGGTCTCCCTTTTTGATTTCAACATTATTAAAACCCCCTGCGTGTGGAACAGAAGTATTGTATAAACATACCATTATTTCACCGCGATAACCAGCGTCTATAACTCCTGCTAACACATCAATGCCTGATTTTACAGCAAGCCCTGATCTGGGCCAAATCAGTCCTACCCATTCATCGGGCATTTGAATAGAAATACCAGTTTTAACAGTTCTTCTTTCTCCTTCATGAATAGTAATATCTTCTGTTGAATACAAGTCCCATCCCGCATCAGAGAGATTGCTTCTTGTAGGAACTTTAGCACCTTTGTTAATAAGTTTTACCTTTATGCTTTGACCTGTATCTTCGGGCATTGCATCAATTTCTTTTAACTTATTTAATAGATCAACAGTGTCATTGAGATATTTTTGTCTTGCTTCATGGTCAGGATGCGATTTATATACCATATTATTCTCCTACGAAATTTTGTGCTGTTTTTTTCCAAGTAAGTTCTTGTGCGGTTCTTAAACCTTCTAAATTAAAAGTATGTCCTCCGATGGCTTTCCATCTTTGATAAAAATCTCTAAGATGAGTTACAAGTTGTTCAAAAGCATTGTCGTTTATAGAAGCCCAAGTTCCAACGTCTCCCATAAACCACTTACCATCATAAGCAACTTCTTCTGAATCAATTTCAATCAACATAGAGTTAGAAGTCTTGCAAAACTCAGTGTGTGCTGAGTAATTAGTTGTTATTACATCTTTTCCCATAGCCATCATTTCTAAAAGTTCAAGATTCCAGCCTTCCGATCTAGCTGGAAAAACACCACAGTCTGTTTTTGCCATTATTCTTGCTAGTTCCTGTTGATATTGTACTCTGGGGATCATTTTGATGTTCGGTGCTTTGTACATTGATTCCCAATAGTTCTTTTCATTTTCATTTAAAAATGGATTTTCTGTCATCATCCATAGTTCTACATTTTCACCATTAGAAAAAGCTTTCTTAAATGCTTCATGGAGTATGTCGTGACCTTTTCTTTGTTCCCATTTTCCACAATTAAAAAATACGCACTTGTCTGTTTGTGTTTTATTCGGATAAAATATTTCTGTATCAACACCACAAGGATTGACAAAGATAGGAACTGTAACGCCGTTTTGCAGACAAATCTTTTTAGCCCATTGAGAAGCCACAAATAATGTATCTACTGAATTGAGATTAGACAGTCTTCTTGTATCAAATTTATTTATTTCAAAAAACGGATAGGCAAAATACGGCCCTTTGCCAACCCTTTCAGCTAATGCAAACTCATGCCATATTTTAAGACACGGTGCATTAGGATCAAAAGCTGCCTGCATATGTATAGATTCTTGCAGAGCAGTTTCTTCCCAAGTGTCTGTAGCACAAGGTGGAGCAAGTGCCGCAGTGCTTGCCATAGGCCAAAGTGTTGTTTCCACTCCAAATTTTTTAAAAGATTTCCATATATTGTATCCAACTACCCCATACCCCAAGCTATTGATCGGTGCTTGAAGATTAATTCTTTCTAACATAAAATCTCCTAAATTGCATAAAAAAACCATGCGGGTTGTCCCACATGGAATTATACTTTATTTTTTTCCTGTCGTTATTATCTTCTCCAAAAATTGTAATTGTAGTTGATACTAGGCTGTACTCCATAATAGTTAAAAGTTCTAACTTGTGGAATGTGGTAAAAACCTGCATTTACTCCCACGGTCACATTTCTTCTGTAAGGATCAACATAAACATTGTTTACGTTCAGAGTTGTGCCTTGTGGAATCCAAACAACATGTGGTTGATAACCAATAACCCTGTGACTATGGTTATGCCAAGGCCAGTGTGCGTTTGCCGTAGAGCTAAAAAGCAGGAAAGCAAACAGGGAAATTATTATATTTTTCATACTATATCCTTTAAAATATTCTTAGAGTCTTCTTTTACGATACTGTGAGGTCTGCCATCCGTAGCAGTGTATCGCGTTAGTTTTATCATGTCAAGATGATCGTAAATAGTCCAAGCCAAATCTTCTGGCCCGCATCTACCTTGGTCAAAGTCGTCAGCATTAGGACTAGATGCCCCAATAGTGCGTCCCATTTCATAGCTACCGCAACTAATCATAAGTGGTGCAAGTTTTCCGAAGTGGTCGCGACCTTGGTTTGCATTGACCTTTGGAGTACGGCCAAACTCAGAAGTAACAACAAGCATAACACGCTCGTACATTCCTCTCGCTTCTAGTGTATCCATAATCTTTGCTAGGTAATGATCTAGTTCTACCTGTCTGGTTTGTAGCGAGGTTGCTATATTGGTGTGCATGTCCCAACCGCCATAACTTAATGATACAAACTTAGAACCAGCCTCTAGAAGTCGAATCGCAGTAAGGGCGTCCTGCCCCAAGGTAGCATCCTTGAACTCATCATAATCTGGATCGTTTTCAAAACGGAAAGCTTTTGAGCCGTTACCTAAAATAATATCAACAGACTGGTTGCGAAGATCACTCCAATCTTTTGCCATTTGTTGTTCTTTTGCGATAAAATTACCATCAATTATATTAAGGGCGTAGAGTCTACGCTTGAAGTCATCACTTTTACCAAGCAGTTGTAGGTCTTTTCTGCCCTCTCTAGTAGCATCAAACCCTGTGTACTTTCCTCCAAGCCAAGCTGCTCCATTGTGATCGTAAGAGCCTAGCTTAACATATGTTGGCAATCCATCATCTGTATTCACACCGTGATGCTTGCTCATCATACTACCATAACTAGGCCACTTTGAGCTAGTACCAGCACCAAAGTTTGCTTCGCCTGTAACAACCCAGTGGACAGCAGATGCGTGATTCTGGTCCCTGTGACCAAACGCTCTAGGGATTGCGATTTTATCTGTACGCTTAGATAGCTCTGTGAACAAGCCGCCTAGCTCTACGCCTGCGACATTAGTTTTTGTAGCTCCGGTCACAGATCGCCGGTCAGCAGGAGCAAATGGAATAGGATTAAAGGTCTCAATATGACTAGCACCGCCGCCAAGAAAAAGGAACAATACTGCGGTATCGTCTTTTTTTGTATCGTCTGCGTAAGTCGCTGTAATATTTCCACAGGCAAATGTAGTTGCTCCTAATTTAACAAAATCTCTTCTTTTCATCTAAACCATCTCCTTCTTGTTGTGGTCATCGTCATGTAGTTTTTGAATAGGAACCATGACATAATCGCCTTTTATATAACGCTCAGGAATACGACCATGATTAGGGATAGTATAAGCAACAAAATCTTTTTCAGTTTTTCTAGCTAAAGCAGCACCAAAGAAAGGAACCGCTGCTAAAACCTTTATAAAGTTTCTTCTTTCCATTATCCCACTCCTAAAAGCAATGCGTTAATAGAACCACCCCCACTAAGACCGCCTTCTTCTCCCCTTGCTGTAGATAAGATGCTTATCTCTTCATCAGATAAAACCCTTTGATAAATGCGAATATCATCAAAGTACAGCGACTCCGATGCTAAATTCCCCGCATAACCATCGAAATTTGACCATCCAAGATAATGATTTTGAGTAGCCTCAATCTCATTTCCAGCAAAACCTCCAGTGGCTTTGCTGGTTCCGTCAACAAAAACCTCTACTTCATTGGTGGTATAATTTCGTGTAAAGACTAGATGATGCCAGCTACCATCATCGCTGCGTGGAACATCCGACACTGAAACACCGCCATTATTTACACCGTCATCAGCAAACGAACTTAAAAAACGGGTACTGTTGGTTCTCCGAGTACCGTACCACTCAACCCCTGCTCCACTATCTTCGGGACCAATGAATGTAGTATTTGGGTCGCCACCATCCAGATTTGCTGTGAATTTAACCCAAATCGCAAAGGTGGTATCACCCGTAAAGTTGGGACTGAGTAATGCCGGTAGCTTAACTCTTGTTGTGGACGATACAGACATTTCAAAGGCAAAAAAGCCACCTGATCCCGTATCTGAAACAATCGAAAATGTTCCTTGTTTTTCTCCGTGGTAATTGTTTCCACTTAGATCACTTGTAGACTGATCCAAGGAAGGAGCGATCCATAAAATCTCATCGCCCAATCCTGTGTACGAGTTTGCAGCATTTCTGCCAGCGGAAAGTTCTGTGATTTGTGACTGTGTTAAAACCGTATCCCACATTCTAACATCATCTATTCGACCCTCAAACGGATAAAATATAGAACCGGTTAGAGTTCCGCCAGCAGTACGCTCTCTGATTGCACCAATCGAGTAATCGGCCCTTGTTCCTACAACATTACTGTTTACAATACTTGTTGGCTGGGTTCCGTTTGTAAAGTATTGCTGCGTTCCAGAATATTTTACCCCATCAATATAACATATTATTCTATTTTGAGTGGTTGAAAGGTTGGTAGCTGGTTCGTTTGCGTCATAGGTAAAAAGTACATGATACCATTGGTCTGCGTTTGGAATGGGGGCGAATACTTTTAGCCACTCATTATCAGTGTTTGACACCGTGGGATCGTAAAATCCGTTGCGAAAATATAAATCGTCACCAATCCTTCTTATCTGAATATTTCCTTTGTTCATTGCGTGATTAGCAACGATTATTTGAATACCTGTTCCAGATTCATATTTAACCCACGCACTAACGGTACATGTAACAGAACTATCAAGATCGGCAAAAGCACCGTCTGCAAAGTGGCTGTCAACGGTGGGGAGGTCTGGAAGCGTGTCAAAAGCCGATGTTCCACCCGAATCTGTATCAGCGGTAATTTCGCCACCGTTATAGATGGTTAAATTTCTACCATTCCCAGAAATGTCGTTCAGACCACCATTAGCACCGCGACCAGCATTATGATGAATTAAAGGGGTTGGGATAGCCATATTTTTTCTTCTTTCATTATAGTGTCTGTGTTATATTCTACAATAGGTAACTGTTCCGATTCCCCATAAGAATTTTGTTGCCTTGCTAAATAATTAAGAACAAGTAACGCATCTAAAGCACTTGCTCTGCCATCATTATTAACATCGTAGAACACTTCTGGATGAGGGTCTACACTAGCAGGATCAACTAATTCATAGCTCTCTTGAGAGTCTGTATATTTTCCAAGAGCCATTTCGTTAAGAATAATCAAAGCATCAAGAACTGTTGTTTCGCCTTGATTGTTCACATCTGTAGGTTCTGCGTAGTTATGCCAAGTGGGTTCTCCGCATTCTTCTGGTTGTGGAGCAGGAAAACAAATATCTGCTGCCATCATATTTCTCTGACTTAGCTTTTCTATTTTTAATTTTCTTTTCATTGTTATCCCCTAAAGATTTATAAACGCCAGTTTGGATAATAAGGTACTGGCAAACCCCAGACAGCTTATGCTGCCAATGCGAGACTTTCATCTGCAATTAAAAATTTAGAACCGTTTTAACGTAGCCTCAGTTCCAACTACGGATTGCAATTATTACATCATATTGTGGATCGAATCTATTTCACCCCCGTATATGGGAAGGGGATAGGGAATCGAACCCTATCGCTTCATCAGGACTTTTCCGTTGGGTCCAACGGGAGTTTCCCAAATCACATCAACCTGATCCCTCGCGAAAATTAAGTGGAGGTGTGCGGTACTGCCCCGCAGTCTCCGACAACATCAATAATAACGTCTACAATCATACCTTATTATACTCTAATAAGGACAGTTTCTACAACCGCAACCGCAACAACTTCCTCTTTTTAAAAGTTCTTCTTTGGTAAAGGTCGCTTCTTTTTCTTCTGATTTACTCATATCACCATGCCTTACATGACCAATAACGTGCTTTCCACTTAGGACCAGGATTGCTACAGTTATGTCTTGCTCTAAAGTTTTTACGACGATTAGGAATATTTTTCTTAATCTTCATATTGGGATCACCAAAACGAACGATTACAACTTTTCCGCTACCATTCTTAACATAAACAGCACTTTTCTTTGGACCACTCGGAGTTCTAAACGGCTTGTTTAAAGTTACCTTTCGGCCTTGATATTCAGCAGCTTTGCCTTTGTATAAAAGAGGTCTGCCGTCTTTTCTATGATTACCCCTTCTATTATATCTATACTGTTCACCAGTCTTAATGTCTTCGTATAAATATGATGCGTGAGTTCTGATATTTTCCCAAAGACTAGCTTCTTCGGTAGCAATATCCCACTCTACAACATCTTCATCTTGGTCATACCCATCATAATAGTCTTCACTTGCGGGTACATAAAAGTTGTCTTCTGTAAGTTCTTCGGTCCAGCCATTTACGGATTCAAGCGTAGCAACAGCACTAAGGAGAATGAAAAAATTTGTTAAATCTGAAAGAGCATGAGTTCTTTCTTCATACATGCAAGAAGCTGCCCATTGAATATCTTTTTCATATAGTTCTGCACCTTCTGTATATGCTTTTTCACTAAATTTTTTAGGCCCATCTATGGCAATTCCTTGTTTGATAGCCTTTTTCTTAGCATCTGGCCCAGTATAACACTGGCCGGAATCTCCATATTGCCAACCGTCTTTGCCACATCTTTTTATTGGCATTTATATTCTCCTAACAAAAGGGGATATCTTTATAAAAAAAGGGTCGATAATGTTAAATACACTATCAACCCCTCTTTATTTAAAATTTTATGTGCTAAAATGGCACACTTTCATCAATTTCACCAGCCATACTTTTTGCAGCAGTACGATTTCCTCCTGATCCACCACTTCCTTTAGGTCCAAGATTAATCTTGTCTGCTACTAGACGCAATTTAGAACGCTTTACGCCCTCGTCTGTTTCCCAAGTATCTAGTTGAAGCCTTGCTTCGACCATGAGAAAAGCACCTTTTGTAAGGTATTCTGCAAGAACTTCTGCTTGCTTTCCCCAAAGTGTAATGTCTACAAAAGTAGGTTCTTCTTTCTTTTCACCATCTTTTGACCACACACGATTTGAGCAAAGACCAATATCTGCTACTGCTGTACCTGCTGGGGTATAGCGAAGTTCAGTGTCTCTAGTAACTCTACCTGAACCAATCCACTTGTTAAGATCACTCATTCTTTAATTCTCCATTTAAATTCAAACATTAACACCACGATAACGCAAAGCTTTACGAGCAAGTCGTCGCCCGTAAGTAGTACCATTGTTTCTGACAAGCTTGCGGAACTCACCAGAAAAATCACTATGAGCCAAAGTCTGAGTAACCTGTCTGGTAGAAAGTGACTCTGTTGCCCACTTTGTAAGGGTTGTCTTTACTTTTTGTGGAGACTCATCAATAAGGTTTGTCCAATTTACTGAATTTGCAGTTTTCATCTAAAATCCTCTCTTTTTGTGAAAAAAATTAGTTAGTTGTTACGAATGGGTTTTCGGATACATTATTATCAATGCTGGCAGGAGCAGAAACACTGGTTTGTCCCGCACCGTTTCCCAAAACCTGTTGTGTTCCTTGGCTATTGACCAGCTTGCACTCATCAAGATGTTCTTCAAGCTGCTTTACATACTGCTCTGCTTGAGCTAGTTGTTCTTTTGCTGAAACAAGTTGGTTTTCTACACTTGTAATATAAGCCGTTGCCATTTCATTTAAAGTGACAGTCATTCTTTCTCCTAGTTCTTATATGCTCTAATACTTTTCAATTTACCTTCTGAATCTATTTCCATCAGGTCAACTACATTAACTATACTCTTAAAATCTTGATTTGCACCATGCAAATGATGAACTTTTTTTATTAAAATGAGATCGAACTCGATACATACAAACTTATCCCTATAGCATGAGTTTTTGATCGCAATGTTAATCTCGTCATACCTTTTAAACAGGTCTTTGTTTGCTTGTAGAACTCGCTCTTTACCAAAAATATCGTAAGTCCAATCCTTGAGGTGTATATTTTCTGCATAAAATTCTTCTAAAGATTCTAGGTCTTTTACAGCAAAAGCCCCAAGGTATTTTTTACATAAGTTTTCCCAGATCATACCCATTCCTCTTGTTAGTGCCATAATTTATTATACTTCTGTTTTCTATCTTACATGTATTTTTTTTGAAAACTCTGGAATATTTTTCCAAGGCCGATAAACCGAAGAATACATTTTGTAATCATCTGTTAGATCACATAACTCATCAATACAATTAATAGAATTGCTCATTAGGCTATATAACATAGCCTGTCTGACTAATTTATCACAAAGTAAAAAGTCTGGGCATTTTTTATCTAAACATTTATATTCTGCTTTGTTCATAATTTCATTTAACATATCGCTATGGTTTTCTTTATTTAGCTTGAATTTCCAATAATTGCTTCTACACTCAAACTCACCCATAGTACTAACGTCTATAATTTCAAAATACTTCTGCATTAACGATTTGTGATTTGCACAAACAGGGTTTTCATTTTTATGAAGAAGATAGTTTATAGCAAGCCTGCACTCAGGAGGAACACATGTTTCGTTAACACCGTTAAAACTTGTAACATCTGTATTGTACAAATATTCTATATATCTATCGTTTTTCAGACAGTCTTCAAAATATAGCGGATTTATAATCTTTTCTACTAATTCTGCATAAGAAGACAGAAAAAACTCTTTCATATTTTTATAGCTTCCTGCTATTATATGATCGCCAATATGATATGGAAAATCTTTTCTAAAAAATATATTAGAACATATTATTTTATCAGGATTAGACTTCATCTTTTCTATCAAAGGAATATAGTTTTCAAAATACTCATCTGTTCTTATTTTAATAGCGTAGTCGTATTTATTATCTTTACCGTCTACTTCAATTTGTTTAAACGCATTAGCAGATGTTAAAACTTGATTACCGTAGTTATTAGCATTAAGCATATCAAAAACTTGTATGTTTTTTAAATCTTCTGCATAAACATAATTTACTTTTGACCACTTTTTAAATTCAGATATAGTCTTAAAATCATCATCGTCTTCCTTTGTTTCAAAAGTTGATACTATTATATCGTAGTTGGGAAAAAAAGAATCTAAATAAGAAATACTTTGTGATAAGTTTTGTAGCACTGATGCTACAAGTGGCCCCTGTATTATTATCGCTACATCGGTACTATTCATTGTAAAATCCAGCTATTGTTGATTCGTAATCTAGTATTTTTTCTTTCAATGATTTAGAAATATTTTGTTTTATTAGTGCTTTTCTGCTGCTGTTGCTAACCCTTATCTTAGTGTTAGATATTATTCTATCCATAAACGGAATATTTAATTGCTCACTTATATACTTTATGTCATTATAAAATGTTTCTTTCTTGTAAAAATGTAAGTTTTGGTAATCAATAATATTATTTACAAATTTTTCAGAAATGCTTTTTTCTGGCGACCACCCATTAGTTCTTTTTTCTATAAAAGTTTCAATATCAATATTTTTATTAGCTTTGTTTTTTACTTGAAAATCACTATAAAATTTATTGGCTTTAACTTTCTCTGGCATAGAAGAATTTTTTATTCTAAACCAGTTTTTTACTTCTTTTGGATAATTCATATCACAGTAAAGAGAAATATATAAAGATACAGGGTTTCTTAATCCTGCTATTAGGCTGTAGTCACTATATTTATCATCAGATATTTTATCAAATGTTACATGTGCGATAATCGGCGTGTCTTTAGCAAATATATCTTTTTTGAGTTCTTCTCCTACAGAGTCTTCTATCTTTAGAAAATAATAGTGTAAGAAAGTACCAGCACATTTAGGATTGTGTTGAAAAACAAAACTATATTTATCATTAATTATCATTTTTGTATTCCCTTAAAAACTCACTCAATAAGAATATAACCCTTTGTTTATCAAACTCATTTGATATAACGTGAAAGAATATAGATTTTTTATTAGAAACCCAAAATTCTTCACACAATCCGCAATCAGAGGCACATTCTATATCCGATTCGTTTATACAGTCTGAGTTTAATGCCATGTTTATTAGAACTTCGTCTGTAAACAAACCTCTTTGATTACCGTCTTCTGTGGTTCCTACAAAATCAATAATATTTTGTATACCATCATCTTCCATAATATTAATATTGTAGTTATTTAAAAAACCAATAACAGAAAGTGCGTGTTGTTTATTGCAAGCCATAAAACCACTAGAAAAATGATATAGTCTACTTTTCTTATTGGAAAAAGCCAACATCCTTTCTCTTCTTAGAGGATTTATTTTCTTTCCATCCCTTCTTCCTCTTCCAAAAGAATTACAGTAGAACTTAGAGTGGTCTGTGGAGTAATCTAAATTTAAATGAGGGTTCAAAACTAGAGTGTCTAAGTCCACAAAATAAGCATAATCATAATCTGATTCTGCAAAGATATTCCATCTGATGAATTTTTCTAGCTTAAAAAAATCCTTTCTGTTAGGACACGCTGCTTTAGCCTGCTTGCGGTACTTTAGAATATATGGATGCGTGTTGCCAACAAAAACTATATCAATTTCATTTTTCTCTGAGTATTCTGTTAAAGAATTTCTAGTAAATTCTTGCCAAACAAAATCAATATTGTAATCGGTTGCTCTTAGGTCTGAATATTCTTCATATGTATCTAATACATAAATTACAGATTTCATCTTTCTTTAATCCTTTTCTTTATTTCTGTAGTACTTATACCAGTATTACCATAAGGTAGGTAGGCTAACACAATTTCGTTTTCGTCAAGCCAATCCTGACTAAATCCCATTTGCGAGTAATAGTTTTTGCCTGCCCAGTCGCTACCAACAGCTATAATTTTAGGCTTAACCAACTCAATCATACTTCTACTATTTTCATCATATTTATTTTCTATAACCTCATCAACATATTTACAATGCTCAAGAGAAACTTTCCTTTCTTTAAAAGACATTATGGGTTTTACCCCCTTGTATCTTTCAACAAAAGAATCCCTATTCAAACAAACTACAACATGGTTAGATATTAACCTGCATTGTTTTAAAAATTTCAAGTGACCGTAGTGTAGTATGTCGAATGTTCCTCCTGTGTATAATTTATTAGACTTCATCATGCTTGTCCATAAAAATCTTCAAATCTTCTGGAGTGCCAAGCCCCCACATGTCTTTTCTTGCTATATTGAAAATCTTAATCTTTTTATTATCTTCAATAGCCTCATTAAATACGGGGCAAACATAAAACTCTCCATTGAATCTATTTTCTTTAGAGATCATACTTCTTGCATATTTAACGTAGTCTGAGCCTTTATTCCAGTAATATATGCCCACGGTTGCTATATCACTAATAGGGTTCTTCTCAGCTACTTCACTTACATAGCCATCTTCATCAAGTTTAACAAAACTCCATTTAGGATGAGAAGATTTAAAAGTTAATACTCCTGCGTCTATTTCGTTGTCGCCCTGCATGGAATACATAAATTCATGAGAATCCCAATCAACATACTGATCTGAATTAGCTAAAAGCAATGGTTGATTATTATCAATAAATTCTTCTGCCAGAAGAGTAGTACATGCTGCCCCTTCTGTAACACCATTTACCTCGATTATTGTACACTCAGGCGATATAGACATAAGCATATTTCTCAAATTGTACTTTTCGCAATGAGATTTTTGAACAATAAATATATGTCTTGCGTCAATGTTTAGGTTTTCTACAACCATTTGGATCATGGGTTTTCCGTTAACCTCTATCAATGGTTTAGGAAACGTATAGCCTGCTTCTTCAAAACGTGAGCCAGCACCCGCCATAGGTATCAACACGTTCATTTTTCCTCCACGCCACTTTTCTTTAACCACTTCATTCCTTTCTATTTTTTTTATATGATTTAATATATCATCTAAATGAACATCATCTGCATTTGTTACAGCATGAAGATGACCGCCAGAATCTATAGCCGCTTTTCTTCCAATCGGAGAATCTTCGACTATCAAAGTCTCTTTTGGTGAAACCCCTGCTTTTATCATACTCTGTAAAAACATTTCTGGACTAGGTTTTGCATTTTTTACGTCTTCATTTGAAAAGATATGGTCTACAAACTCTATAAGGTCTTTTTTTATCAACATCATTTTTATTGTATTTCTAATAGAATTAGAACAAACATGAATAATATATCCATCAGATTTTAAAACCCTAAGTATATTTCTCATGTAAACATCAATCATCATATAGTCTATAAACTTTAAAGTCAACCTTTGCTTTTCTTGCCATATATCTTCATGAAACCTATCGGCAATACCCATTCTAATAAGTTTGGTTTTTGTCGGCAGTCCATCGTACTTTGTTAAATGGTCTTTTTTTGATATAGCAAAATCTGGACCGCACACGTTTGACAAAGCTATATTTAATGATTCAAAATGTAAATCTCTAGCGTCAACAAGCACTCCGTCAAGATCAAAAATGATATGCTTTATCATACTATCTCCAAGTACAAGGTTTCATCTGTGTGTGTTTAGCGAAATAACTTCTTCTAAACCCTTCTGTTTCTAAAAACGGATTTAAGGTAGAACCAGCGTCGAGGTATGTATTATTGCTTGAATACTCCGTTAGCTGATGAGCAAGTATGTTGCCAAAAGGACCACAGCAAAACAAGAACAGCCAACCTTTCATTTTTTCTCCATCAATCAAAGCTTTTAGGTCTTCGATCTTATCTTGGTTTCTAACCCAAGCGTCTGCTGATATAGGACAAAAGAATTTTGGCTTAAAAGGAAGTTGATCCAAGGTACTGTTTTCGTTAGCAACTAAAACAATATTGTATTCTGAATAATGAGGAACTATATTTCTTAAATAATAATCGTAATTACTATTTACCCAAAGGTTTGCCCAAGTTAATCTTTCTTTGGGTTGTTCGCAAAACTTTTGCATATCTTCAAACGCAGTTCCTTGACAGCAATGACAAGAGATTCCTACATGATAGTTGGTATGCTGATACTTAAAAGAGTTTATCAATAACTCGCGTGCCTTAGTATGCTCTTGACTATTGACATATTGAAATTCGTTATTATTCAAAACTTTATTTTGCATAACAGCCCATTCGCCATCAGCAAATTTTGAAAATGTAAAAGGCTCTTTTTTACTCAGTTTACCTTCAAAGTATTTAATATCTTCTGCAAAATATTTATTGGGATGAATACCTAATTGTAAGTCGCTCATTAAACTACCTTTTATGTTTGTATACAAAAAATTGTGCAGAACTGTATGGCTCAGGCTTATCTTGATATTCTACTAACTCAAGTTTTTCTCCATATGTTTCTTCTAGGTATTGCCTCCACTTTGAATCAAAAAGATGCTTACCTGCACCAAATTTTGAAGGAGAATTAATACTATCTTGTGCGTAGATGATAATTAAATTACTAGATTTATTAAACATCATATCTAGCGTTCTTTTCATGTAATCCTGCTCATTTTCAAGCAAATGATAGAGTACGTCAATACAGATAGCGGCATCGCAACTCTCTCCATCATACTTGTCGAAAGGAGTGTTTATAAGGGTGATATTATCTTTGGGTTTTTCAGGATAGTCAAATATATCCAAACCAATATAAGACTTTACATCAAGTCCTTCGGCAAGACCAAGATCGCCATGTCCGAAATCTAAGACCGTTTCTATACCATATTCCTTAAAAGACCTATTTAGAAAAGAAGTTTTAAATTCTAATAGCCTACCAACGCTACCGAAACCACTAGTACCTTTAATATTAGATGTATTGTATCTTTTTTTCCAATAGTTTACTGAATCCATTTTATTTCTCCGTCTTTCTTATGCAAACCAAACCACAGTTTAAGTGAGAATACCTTGTATTTGGTTGTGTGGAATTACTACCATTTAATCTTTCGCCTTCATCTTTTATCTTCAAGCCAAAATAGTCTTCAAAAGCTTCTAGTTGTAATCCCGGATAATCAAATGTAAATATTAGCAAGCCTCCTGCTTTTACTTGAGAATATAGATTTTTAAAAACATCTACATGACTAAACCCCTTAACTTCTTCTACTGTTGATATATTTAAAACAACATCATATTTACTATACATATCAAATAAAGGTAGTTTACAAATATTATAAGTAAAAGTATTTGGCTCTTTAGATGGATTTATATCAGAATTTACTACTCCTGAACCATACCTGTTTTCTAAATATTCTTTAAATACTATATGTACACCTTCAAAACCCCAAGAAGTATTGTGAAGAAGAGGCTTGTCTGTACTGCAATATCTATCAATACAGTCTACAACAGCGGGATATTCATAAGGTCTAGACCAAGCCTTACGGTATATAAATAAAGGGTCGGTATAATCATCAGTATTAAAATATCTAAATTCTAAGACTTCCATTTTTTTGCCCTTTCATATAATTCAAAATCTTTTTCGTAAATATTTTCTACAATCCGACGTTCTTTTTTTGTAAGTTTATTTTTTTTCGCTTTTGATTTATTAATATTTGGAAAATCTATCCCCCGTGTTACACAACCTTCTGCAAATTCTTGCATTTTTTCTAATGGTATTAGTAATACATTTTCAGGCTTAGTAAAAAAATTAATAGAATCAAATGAAGATTCAAGATGACTAATCACCCAGTATTCTTTGTAGTGAAGCGAGTCAACACCATCTATGTCATTTTGTAATGAAACGCATACATTTCTGACAGTATCAAAACGTTCTCTTATTTCCCAAGACTTTTTTATAAAGCTTGTAAAAGAAACATTTTTTCTAAAAATACCTTCGCACCTTTCCATACCTTTAGGGTTTTTAGTCAACCACTTATAAGAAGAAAATAATTTGTCATAAGGATTTCTAATAATAGCAAAAATCTTTTTATCTGTTTCTACATGCTTTTTGTAAAAAAGATATTGGGGGTTGTGTATAGCAGGAGTTACTATCAATAGGTCTTCTTTTAATACAGATTGTTCAAAAAATTTATTTAAGGACTCTCCACCACTTTTAGTTATCCTAATCCAAATCATCTATTTCTCCGTATATTTTTTATTGTTTAAACCAAGTTCTTGATCTATTATACGCACTACTTTGATAGCAGAATTACCATCTCCATAAGGACAAGGTAATTTTTCATCAATTTTGTAGTTTTTTAGTTCTTTAAATCTATCTTTAAGGAATTTTGGTTCGGTAGCAAAGAAAGAAAAAGAACCAACTCCTTCTGTTCTCTCTGTTTTTTTCCTACACACAATGCAAGGAACACGCAAAAACGCTGCTTCTTCTTGTATTCCTCCGCTATCTGTTATTACAATACGGCAAGAACATAGCAATTCTAATAACCTTTCGTGTTCTAGAGGGTCAACAACTGTTACATATTTTAATTTTTCAGCATGTCTAAGAACATTGGGGTTTGGATGCACCGGTAAAACCCATTCATATTGAGAATACTTCTTTGCTAATTTATCTATTTGCTTAAACCACTTTTTAATATTCTTGTGGTTTTCTCTACGATGCAAGGTAACAAGTATTTTATCTTTTTTTAAAGCCATAAGGTCATTACCTGTTCGCATTTTATAATCGAACTTAAAATCAACTATATTATCAAGAACCGTATTGCCAACAACATGTATAGACGAAGTGTTTCCTTGTATGCCTGATTCCCAAAGATTGCTTCTTGCAGTATCCGTAGGACACAGGTGTATGTCTGCAATACAACCTGTAGCCTGTCTATTAAATTCTTCTGGATAAGGGTTTTTGTTATCCCAAGTTCTTAAACCTGCTTCTAAATGAATAACAGGTATATTCCTATGATATGCCGCTAATGCTGTAGCGAATACGGTAGTAGTGTCACCTTGAATTAAGACATGACTAATACCTTCTAGATGATTATCAATCTGAGACATGATAGAACAAACAATAGAATCTAGTCTATTTTTGCAAATATCGTTATTGATTTCTAAAGTGGAAATCACATAGTCGTCTAAAGAACTATCAATAATATCCTCATGTTGTCCTGTAAATAAAATTCTGAAAGGTATACCACATTCTTCCATAGTATCAACAACAGGTCTAATCTTTAGCCACTCAGGTCTTGTTCCAAAAACTGTTAATATCATTTTTTATCCTTACAAAGTTTCCAGCCCCAATCGGTCAACCTTTTAACACATTCGTTTCTTTCTTTATAAAATTGCTGATGATTTCTCACAGCAGAACTGGCAACAGCGTCTACGCCAAGCTGGTTTCCATATAGACTACTCCAACATTCTTGGTAGTTCGGAGGATGAGGCGGAACATAGGTTTTTATGTCGCCATAAAGCTGACACATCGCAGAGAAGTGCATGTCCTCCCCGTTCTCCCACATTGGTTTTTGCATCCACATATAGCGTGAATAGGCGGCAGGAAAGAACCAAGCGTGACCCACTAGGTCAACCTCTACAATGTCTAGGTTGCCAGAAACCCATCCATATCGGGTATTTGGTTGATAGGTTTGGTCATTATGAAGACTAACTCCTACACCTCCATACAAACCTTCTGCTTTGTTGAATGAGTTGATGCAATTTTCAAACCATTCTTTGCCCGGTATTGTATCATCGTCAAAGATCGCAGTAAAATCCGTGTCCACCAAACAAGCCAAAGCAAAGCGACCACAATATTTCCAGTTATAGTTGGAATCAATAATCCTTATGCCTGCCTCTTGAGCAAACTTTGAAAACGAATCCCAATCAAAATGCTCTTGATGGAAATCTGGATGATAGTTCTTCCAAATCCATATTTCCTGCGGCTGAACAGATTGTGCTAGTAATGCTTTTATTTGAGATGCAAGGTTTTGAGGTCGTCTATAACAATTTAAAATAGCTGTGATAGACTGTGTTTTGCTCATACCATTGCACCCTTAATTTTTTGCCAATCTTTTTGTTCTCTTACAGCAGTATTATACTCCCAAGCTTTCACTAATACATCAGCATTTACATTATTTTCCTGTAATAATTTTATCATTCCGTTCATGTCTTTGGGAAAACACTTGCCTCCAAATCCTAAATTACCATCTGGTCCCGGAACATGCCAATGAAGAAGCTTATCACCCTCTGCTGAACCAAGCCTACCGTCAACTTCTACAGCAGTCTGTATAAATTCATTATAATCTATTCCAAGATTTTCAGCTAATTGATTCATCATATTAGCAAAGGTAACTTTCAAAGCATAATAGCTATTAGTCATATACTTTATTAATTCTGCTTCTTCTGGAGTAACAAATACTGCTTGTGCATAAGGCCAAAGTATATTATTTAAATCATACATTTTTATTTCTGCGTCTTGATTAAAAATACCATAAAGATTATAATCTGTATTTTTAACATCATCAAAAGCAGTTCTTTCTGTAAGAAATTCTGGACTAACAACGAGTTCAATATTTCTAACTTTTTCTTCTAGTCTACTTGTAGTTCCTACAACCATAGTAGACTTTAGAATAACTATTACCTTTTTTGTATGTACCGCACACCAAAAGTCAATTAGATGAAGACACTGTTCTACTATCTCAGTATTACAGCTTCCATCTTTATTCATAGGCGTAGGAACACAAAGATAGATAAAATCAGATTCTCTTACAACTCTTTCATATCCTATATTTATATCATCTGAATCATTAACATCATAACATGAAAGACTTACAATCAAACCAATGCTGTTTTTTTTGTTTGTTATAAAGTTTGCCCTTTGCGATATATACTTTTCTAAAGAGCCTCCGACAAAGCCCCTTCCAATAATACCAATATTCATTTTTTTTCCTATGATGACAGAAGTTCCCAGAATTTTTTAGGAGAGTTATTACATCTTTCTCTCATAAAATCTAAATTGTATCTCTTTATCATTTGAACAGCACCGATATTATCACTACAGTCTAATTTCATTCCGCACAACGCTGCTTCACCAACAGACCTGCAAAAAGGTTCAAACTTATTTGGATGATAGTAAAGTGTTTTATAACTGTTGTACAAATTAGCCATTTGTGAATGGTCTACTTTTCCTAACCATTCAACATTATCAAAAGAATATTTTAATGAACTCTCCCAATAGGGGTCGCCCCAACCTGCAACAGCATATTGTTTATTAGGATTAGACAAAACTTCTTTCATAAAATTCTGAGTACCTTTCAGAAAGTGAAAAAAACCACAATACAATGTAGCATCTTTTCTTTCTTTTCCTTGATCGAAAAATTGCTCAGAAGGAATGGGAGAAGCTACTACTTCCCAGTTCTTTCCAAATATATCTCCATACATAATACGAAATTGATCGTAATGATATTCAGAAAGAAATATATTTTGTATTGTAGAACCGAAAAGTTTTTCTCTATCTTCTTTGGATAAATAAGCATTTGAATCATGTTCAAGTCTAACATGATTTTTACAAGATAGAAGGTAGTTCCATATATCTTTGCGTCTAGTATAGATTGCTTCTAGGTTTCCACTAACGACATAGTTATATAGTTCTATACTAGAAGCAGGAAGTCCTCTAAGTTCTTGGTAATCGTAATGAACAAAGTCTATTTCAATCCCTCTTTTTTTTCCTTCTTCTATAATAAAAGAATCAGTCCTTTGACTTCCACCAATATTGTGATGTATGCCAAAATCTGTTATCCAAAGAACTCTCATGCTATCCTGTTACTCCTACTACGATTAATCTCCAATTAACTCCACTTCCGTCTACATCGTCTATTCTTAAATCTTTATTGGTTGCGTCTACAGTAACGCCAGAAATAGGATCGCTATATTGATAAACAGCATATGGCTTTACCCTTACATTTCCGCTTCCTCCATTGAATAGTTCTGTAAGTGCGTTAGCACCACTAGCAGCAACCGTAATGTCATTGGCATATGCGGTAGACCTGTTCTCGATAACTATACTCTTGATTTTTGAAAACTGTATAGTGGTATCGGCATTAAAAACAGTTTTAGTTAATGATCTAAAATCTAAATATTCTTTACCACCACTAGGTAAGGTTCCACTTGTGATAACACCATAGTTTGCTTCTAAACTTCCCGATCCGTTTTCTAAAGTTTGAGAATAATTTAGCGTAGCTGTCTCAGTTTGAGAATTACTACCAGAATCAATCATTGTGAATGAAATATCGCTTGATATGATAGATGTTGTGGTTATTGCCATTTTTTATTCCTTTTATTTGAAAAGATTGTTATTAATAACCTTATATACACCAGTATTATAGTCGTCGGAATTGTTAATTAACCCCAATCCTTGATGCTATTTACGGTTTTTAATAATACATCTTCGTCACCAACACCTCTTTCCCATCTTATCAAACCCATTTCAAATCTAAAAGGTTTTGGCATTTTTGCAAATTTATTTGCCTGACTATATCTTTCAAAGAATTTTTTTCTAAAAACCTGTGCTTCTGGGGGCAACTTTTCTATATAAACTATGGCATCGGAATAATTAAGTAAACTAAGCCATCTAGGAGAGACTCTAACACACCTTTCTGGAAGTTCCAATGCCTGTACGAAAGCCAAAGAAAGTGCGTCTAAACCTCTCTGTGGACTCCCTAGAAGAATGTGTTTTTCAGTCACCTCAATCATCATAGATAAAAGTTAGCCTTTGCTGACGAAAATACTTTTTATATTCGCTTTCAAATATCTGGACACACAGCTTATTTCCAAATTTAGGCTCATTGTACCAATCTTTATCGTCAAGCATTTTCTGTATTTTATCTGGCTTTATAACACCCCACTTAGTTTTCTCTAGTACAATATTGCTAGTATCATAATTAATATTACCTGTATTGTAGAATAACAGTATGCCAGCATTAGCTTTGATATACTGCTTTAAGTTATAGACTTTAAACGTACATTTATTTTTTACAAAAGAGTTTTTAATATCTAGGTCGTATACAGAATCATTAACCTTGAATCTATAGTCAACGCTACAACTGCTCTTTCCTTTGAATACTTTACCCTCATTGTCTACTCCTAGATCATAAGTTTCTACCTCATAACCCCTATGTACCATTTCAGCAACAAACAAGTTTTTTAAGAATACTTCTTTCTTTGTTCTACAAGATATATCTTTAGCAAACTGTTCATCAGTTCTATTATCTTTTCTGTAGCTATAACTATCCATTATCGTATTCTTCTTCATCAATTTCCACTTACCCTTGCTGCCATTTGTTCAAACAGTGTTTTCCACACTTTCTTTTTAATTGTAAAACCATCTGATGAAATATCTCTAAATTCACCCCATGTAACGACCTGTATATCTTTATAATATTGTTCTGAAAGTTCTTTTGCCATTTCTTTAGCCACTTCAAAACATTTTTGTATCTTTCCTGTTTTATCTTCAAAGTTCCATATAGCATAATATTTTTTACAAGGCACGCATTTAGCTGCGTTTTGCAAGTCCCAACAATAGTTTTGAACCTTGGAACCCCAAGCCTCGTAAGACTTACATTCAATAGCTATCTCTGCCGAAGGCAAATAAATATCCAAAGGTCTTTCTCTTTTGTTATGATCTAAACTTTTGTATGTAAGTTTTTCTATTTTATAATTTAAGTTAGTTAAATAGTCTCTAACCAAATTTTCAAAATCATCACCATTATGCCAAGCATTTGAACCCTGACCCATAATTTACCTTACCTTAAAATTCTCAAAACTGGCCCCACTATATCTTCACCAAGTTCTTCGATATATCCCATAGCTTCGTTTTCAGCCTTTATTTGTTTCTTGGTTTTGGTTAAACCCCTACGGAGTGCTATAGGATGAGATTTTCTGTCCTCTACTTCCCTGTCATAACTCGTATGGGTTTCTTGAAAAGACTTTGCTCTTATAATTCTACTATCAACTTTTATTTCCCAGTATCCTGACTTCCAATTTTTTCTAGGATAGTATTCGTGCATCTTATTAAACTCCCCAACATACCCTGTGCTGTTGAGAAAGTCTAATCTTGTCATCCAGTCCTTGATCTTATCGGCTATTTCTCTACGTTGCTTTAACCATTTCTTTTCGCCTTTTTCTGTTTTTACATGACATTCACGCAAGACCTTGTACCATTCAACATGGAAATCAGTTTCTCGCCTATGCCAGTCTACCCCCATTACCTGAACAAGTCCCTTGCCTCCCCATTCGTTGTAAGTATGATTGACTTCTAGTATATCGAATGTGTCGATAATCTTCGGGTTAGGATCAATTCTAAAAATAATAAGTATTAAAATTAACTTAAACATTTGTAACCTTTTTTACTATTTTATCAAGATCGCATTTATAGAAACCGGACGAACTAAAAGAGTTCATTTCAACTACAGTTCGCTTATTATCTTTTGTAATCCCTACGTCCAATACAAATAAACGACTTTCAGATTCAATCATCGGTATTACATCATTATTTACCCAATTTAATATATCCTCTTCCAGCCTATTATCTATTTTGGCTATATCCATTTTTTCATTAGTTTTATATTGACAGGCAGTAAAACCTAAATTATCTTTTACAATTATCCTATATTCTTTTATAAGATTAATAGGATATGCTATTATCATTAACTGTTCGTCTTGCACCTTATATTTTTTCTTGTAAAAATCAATATCATCAATTCCAATAACGTGTGATCCTGCAATTTTTCCAAATACAGATGCTTTAATAAAAAACTTATTTGCACCAAGTTTTTCCATCCAATATTCAGGCTGTTTTTTTAAATCACCCATTGTTACAGAGAACCATTTTCTTTCAAGTAACTTTTCAATTTTATTATAAAAGCTAGAAACATCAAGTTCTTTAAGATTGCAAAACATTCCACAATGACTATTATATCTAATAGCATCCCAAACTGGGCATCTTACAATATCTCCATCGGGTATGGGTTCCCAGAACCTATATTCTTCCCAAGTGTGATTATATTTGTATAAGCTGTTTTTAAAATTATCCCATTCAGGAGTTTGTTTAACAGCTTCGTGTATAATCCATTTTTTCATATGATTGACCCTTTTAGTTTTTCTAAAATATTATGCAGAGTCTCATTCTGAAACAAATTGTTGCTTGCCGCTGCCCTAATGCCACGATCTACTTCTTGCTGGTCTTTGTTGACCTGCTCGAATGTATGAGGCACATCATCATCCTCGATTGGTTCGTCACTATTCATCATCCCAAGTGGGATTGCTTTCGGAACGCTTTTTACTTCGTTTCCTTCAAGCACGTTGAGAATTTGAATGAGCAGTTCTGCATTTTGTTTTTCAACCGCAGAGTTTACCCCAAGACTGTGAATCTGTTTAGTGTTCCAGTCAATAACTTTTGACAACTCTTTTTCTGCCAGCCAATTTGCCCTATGTTTGCCCGTAATAAACCCTATGGTCATAGAACTAAAGACAATAGTAAATATAGTTAAAGCAAAATAGATTTCTTTCTTATTCATTCAAAGATATTTCCAAGAACTTCAAGTTCAC